ATATAATAATTCCCGCTAAGGTCACATTAATTGGAGAATCTGCTTTTCATGGGTGTTACAAAGGAGTACCTTCAAAGATATATTGTAAAGCTTTAATTCCTCCCGTGATTGGAGACAGCTCTTTTTGGGGATATTACGCTTTATATGTACCCATAGGTAGTGCTGAAGACTATAGAACAAAAAATAATTGGGATAGATACTCGTTTACGAATGGAGTTGAGGAGATTGAATTTGTGGAATCGAATTAAATAAATATGTAATAAAAGGCAGCATTTGAATAATTCACTTGCTGCCTTTTTTAGTTCATTTCCTTCTCTTCTTAACTAATTTATGCTTATCCTTCTTAGCTGAATTTGAGAATAGTTGTTCTAGCATCTCCCTTGTTACAGGTCTGTATATAATATCTGTATATGTATAGTATATATAATATATTGTCTGATAATATATATTATATGTACAGTATAGGTATATATGTACAGTATATATAAGGTGAGTAAGTATAGATACAGTATGTACAAGGTATATGTATAGTATATCTCTATGTACTGTACAGGTATATGTATATCTGTATGTACAGTATATAGATATCTGGTAAGTAGGTATGTGTATAGTGTATCTAAGTATATACAGATACAGAGTGCAGGAGCTGACAGTTGACAACTGACAGATGATCAAGCCAGAGACAGCCAACAGAAGAGAGATACAGACAGGCGAGAGCTGGAGACGATGAGCACACGCAGAAGGGCGCTAGAAGGGCACAGAAGGCGGCTAGAAGGGAAGGTAAAGGACTAAGGTATAGAGGTATATGTCTCACACAAAAAGGAGGTGATTTGATGCCAAGTGGAGAACGCACACCCAGTTTAAAAAAGGTTGCGGCCAGTATGACAGGTACAGAGATCAATGATGTGCTGAGTGCTGGCATTAGCTCTTATCACAAGGGCTTCGCAGTGTATCCGGACACAGCCGAAGGCCTAGCAGCGTTTAGGCGAGACAGTGAATCGTATCTAGCCCACTGCCGAGACCAGAACGAAGCCGCAGCGCTAGGGCTTGCAAGTCCGGTTGTCCCTGATATTGAATCGTGGGCCTCTTATTTGGGCACAACGCGGAGAACCATAGCCAGATATGAAAAGGGACGTGATGAAGAGTGGAAGCAAGCCATTTCAGCCGTTAAAGAGATTATAACAGCTTGCAAAAAGCAGCTTGCCTTTGTCGGTAAGATGTCACCAGTGCTTGCAATTTTTGACCTTACTAACAATAGTGATTATGTTAATTCCTCAGAGTTCCGGTTATCAGCCGAGGCAGCACCAGAAGCTAAGCAGATAACGGCGGAAGAATGGGAAAAAGTCATTGACGCAGAACCAGAAGCCCCTAAACTATCGGATTTCAAATTATCTGACGATTTAAATTAAGATTAGTCAAGGTTTCTTGATCTGTGTTAATCTTCAAAGTAACATAGAGTACGTATAATGTTTATTATACGTACTTTTAACGGTCAATGGTGCGTATACTCAGACCAAGGCGGCAAAACACTGTTGCTTTTGTATATACAAATGCGCACAATTTAGGTTTTGCCGCCATAGGATCAGGAGCCGCGACCAGCTGCACAGCTGCCAGATGATCACGCAAAAGGGGTATAGGGGTCTGAGAGCGTGCCCCCGGCATGGGGCCACTTAGTCCCCAAAATATTTTTCCAAAATAAAAAGCCCCTTTTAACTCATAACTACACATATGGCAAAGATAAAAGCTGTGAGCCTTGACAGTTTCTTTGCCATAGCGCCAAGGCATAATATACTCAAACTATAAAATGAAAATATCAACAAAAGAAATAACCGATGAATGTCAGCATTGCGGTGACATACTGATTTGCCAGTTGTGCCGTGAAGGACACGGAATCAATCGTGAACGAATAAACGTTACCCAAATGGTTACATGCCAGATAAAACACAAGAACAGGAGGTTATCTAATGAGAATCATTTCACAGTGTAAAACCAAATCTGTTGAGTTTTGTAACGTTGCTTTGCTGAGACGTGATGAAACTATCTTTGCAAGGACTGCAAACCAAGACATGGTACTTGCAGAGTATAAAAATCCAGCCAGAGCAGCTGAGGTATTTGAGGAATTAAATATTTCTGCTTCTAGCTTCTCAACAGATATCTACTACATGCTGGAGGAATAAGCAATGGAAACAAAATTAGTTTTAGTTAAATTTATTGACGGCACAAGTGAAACAATAGAAGCTTATTGCAGTTCGCGAGGTGGATACTATGGCTATATAACCAGCAAAGAATTGTTTTACGTATCTTGCGCTTCTAACTTCTCACAAACTCTCTTTCCTCGCGAGTTTGTTAAAACAATATCCCTTTTGGATGAATAGGAGGAGTAATGGCAAATACAAAATTTGAGAATGCAACAACATGGTTACAAGGTGTTATTTCTGGATATCAAAAGCAGATCAACGATTTCTCAGCTGTGCCTAATCCAGATGCAAATAAAATAAAAGCATGTAAAGAACGTCAAGAGCTTTGTCAGTACATTTTGGACTTTATGGTTAAGGCTAAGCAGCAGAATGATGTAATGGCTGCTAAGTCAAGTTCTCAAAATACCGCTGTAAAGCCACAGAATGCCCCACAATCAATTTCAGCTCATTCGATGGCAAATACTATGGGTAAAGAACAACTAGAGCAATTAGAGCTTGTTTTGGGGCTTGATGCTACAATCAGCTTTTGCAGAGCTGCTTTAATCTTGGAGCTTCCAGAATTTGGGTCAAAAGAGGCACTTCTTGGAACACTTAAAGATTTTGCCTCAAAGCGAAGCTAGGAGGATGTCTTATGAGAGTTTTCGTTTTAACCTTTGACTCCTATTTTGATTCCTACGGTTCTTCACTCGAATTGATTGGCGTCTTTCAGTCCAAAGATAAAGTAAAAGCCGCTATTGAGCAAACAAAAGTTAAATATAAAAAAACCATAAATGAATATCGCGACCATGCTAGATACTACGATGGAATGAGTGATTCTGAAATTGAAAAAGAAATCAATGAACACTTTATCGTCAAGTCTGTCGAGGTTGACGAGGTGATTAACCGAAATTTAGGAGGTTATGTGGAATGATAAAAATTCTGAGACCTGGTACATTACAACAAATTGGTTGTTCGCATTGCGGTGCGCTTTTAAGTTATGATGAGGCAACTGATGTCCAAAAAAGCACATTACCGTCTTGTGGATCATTAGTTGCTAAGCCAGACTATTCACTGCCAAAACCTATTCAAGCGAAAGAGTATTACATCGTCTGTCCACAATGCAATAACAAAATTATTTTGTCAGCAACTCGATAAGAAGGGAGTGTCTATGAGTGATATAGATAAATGCATTTCTGTGCTAATCAAGCTTAGCAAGTCTTTTGGAATTGATGCTAAAGCTTTGCCACCGTGTTTTAACCACATAACTGTTACTTTTAATAAAAAATTATATGATGGTACTCTGCACCGCTTTAACTATGCTTTTGAGCTTTGTTTACTGGAAAACCTTGACGCTCGTCAACTTCCGGAATATTTCGAATATGTATTTTTTGATAAAATTTTGGAATATTTTATCGAATGTGAAAAAGAAGCATTCAACGCAGAGGAGTTTTTATGATTAAATTAGAACATGCTGTATTACCAAGCCCAGAACAAATAGAATTTGCTATTGAAGGTCTTCGAAATTCCTTCAATTCGTGGTTTAAAAGTGATAGTCATTGGGGCTTTCTTCACCTCGGTGAAGAACGTGATTGTGATACCTGCGATAGTATCCAACCAGATAAATGTACATGGTCTCCACAATTTATAGTTGGTAAAGAAGATATGGCACTTATGCGACGTCTATCTTCATATGGTCCCGATCATCGTAAATTTATGCGTATGCTTCCGGTATGCATCAGAATTACAGCACCACTTTATTGGTGGAAAGAAGCAGACACATATTCCGTAGGCACTTCAAAGAATAGCTGTAGCACCATGCATCGAATTGATGCCAAAGAATTTACATTAGATGATTTCTCAGCAGAGCATCTTATTGACTTTGAAAGTGCTGAATCTGATTTTCCAATATTTCATGGGGCAGAGCATTCGCCAATCGGCCTGTTGAATCAGACAATCCGTATGCTTAATTTTTACAGGCAAAAATATCTCGCTACCAAGGAAAAGAAGTATTGGTGGCAACTAATTCAACTACTGCCTGATTCTTATAATCAGACCAGGAATGTAACGCTTAACTACGAAGTTCTTGCAAACATCTATAAAGCACGCCGTAACCATAAACTGGACGAATGGCGAGATTTTTGCGACTGGATTGAAACATTGCCGTATAGTGATCTTATCACTGGGAAGGAAACAAAATGACATTTAATGAATATCAGCGCGGTGTAATGAGAACCGCATCAGACGTAACGAAAGCAACAAAGGAAAACATGCTTATGAATGGTATCCTCGGTACTGCAGGTGAAGCAGGTGAGCTTGTTGATCTTCTCAAAAAGCAGATTTTTCAGGGGCATCCGTTCGATAGAGAACATCTTATTAAGGAATGTGGCGACGTACTGTATTATCTGGCACTTACTGCTGAGGCGCTTGATACCTCTCTTGAGGATATTGCAATCAAAAACAACAAGAAGCTTTGGGAACGCTATCCTGATGGCTTCAAAGCTGAAAATTCGCTCCATAGAAAGGAAGGGGATATTTAATGTTTGTTCTTATTCTCCGCGTTCTGGCATCTCTTTTCAACATCTTTATGCTGACCTCTATTATAGGGTGGCTGAATGAGAAAAGATCCAGAGAAAGACTTGCCAGTGCTGTAGTACTTTCCACGTTCTTTATCATGAATCTTGCCTTGACAGCCAGTGGTCTGTGAGGATAAGATCACGCTGGGGTTATCGCCAAATGGTAAGGCACAGGATTTTGATTCCTGCACTGTTGGTTCGAGTCCAACTAGCCCTGTTGTGCCATTAGCTCAGCTGGAAGAGCACTTGACTTTTAATCAAGGCGTCGTGGGTTCGAGTCCCATATGGCACATACGGACCTTTAGCTCAATAGGTTAGGGCAGCTGCCTCATAAGCAGCCGGGTCTGGGTTCAAGTCCCAGAGGGTCCATATGCAGTTTGTAAACGATGTGGTTTTTTCTTTCTTTGTGAAATCCCTTTCTCTTTTCCCACAAAGTAGCAACTGCAACTCCCCGTGAGAATCAACCTGCGGACAAGTCAGCCGCAACCGTATAGGCGGTCTTTGGGTAGATGCGCAGAATTGGTATTGCAGCAGACTGTAAATCTGTCATCTTCGGATATGTAGGTTCGAGTCCTACTCTACCCACTTTTGCCGCGATGCCACAATGGTACTGGGCTAGTCTTGAAAACTAGTGATCTGTAAAAGGACTGAGGGTTCGAATCCTTCTCGCGGCGCTCCAGTTGCCTAGGGTAGCTCCCGAAAAGCAGAACCTGTGACTGCCTGGCAACTGATTTGTAATCACAGGAATACATTATCGCACAGGAGGTAAAACAGATGTCAGAGAAGGCAAAAAAAGAAATAGTAATATCGGAGGGCAGAGATTTTAAAGGAATCTGGATTCCAGAACGTCTTTATTTATCACCAGATTTAAGTCCTAGAGAGAAATTCTTGTTAATTGAGATATACAGCCTTACTCAAAAAGACAAAGGCTGTTTTGCTTCTAACAAGCATTTTGCCAACTTCATTGGCTTAAAAGAAAATAGTATCCAAAAGATGCTTTTAAAATTTGAACAACTGGGATTGATTGAAAGAATCTTTGAATACAAAGAAAACACTAAAGAAATCGACAAGCGAATCATTATCCTCACTCAGAAATTTTTTGATTCTTTTGTCAATGAAAAATCTATTTCTTCTAACATGGAAAAAAATCCATGTGGGGGTATGGAGAAAAATCAACAGGGTGGGGTTGAAAAAAGTCCACAGATAAGTAATACAATAGATATTAAGTATAACAGTAGTTTAAGTGATACAGATAAAGAACATGCTCTATTATCAACTAAAGTTGACAATAGAGATAAATACATGGTTTCGCGCACTAAAAGTGCTCAAAACTCAGTGCACAAGACCAAAAAGAAAGAATCTGATGTTGATCCAGATGATTTTATCAAATCTAAGGAGTCAGTTCTTAAAGATGAGCTTCACAGACTGTATTCAAACAATCCTAAAAACATCTTTACTACAGAGCAACAGGAAAATGACTGGGTTGACAAGGAATATAACAGCCTAACTGCTATTATTTTTGAGTTTAACCACCAATATAAAGCATCTACAGGCTTTGACACTAAGAATCTATCAGACGAGAGCCTTAAACGAGTTGCAAGAAGCTATATCAAGTCACCAGAATCTTTAAAAGATGACTATGATGACCTTCAAAGCAACAAGGTTCTGATTGAAGAATATCTAAAAACTGACTACGGCAGCAAACATGGAGTGATTGTAAAAAGTTTATCACACTACATGTCTGGTAGCATTCGAGAAATGTTGTTCTATAAACACTTGTATTAACTTGCTAGCTATATACACGTACATTATGCTAGCTATATATATGTACGTTGACACAAGTATACACGTACACTGGAGGTGCAAATGCAGAATATAGAAATCAACTTTGGGGTTCGTCCATGTATTGTAAAACAAAATGGCGAAGAAAAGAAAGCATTATTCCATATGTGGAATAATTTCGCAAAGCCTGTTGCAGCAGATGTGTATGCTGGCGGTTGTCCAGAGGGACAAATTAGCATAGTATTTGGCATCGTGGAATACGAGGATGGTAGCGTGGATGAGGTGCGCCCAGCCCAGATTCGATTTGTTGACAATAAAATCAAAGGCTATGCTTTTGAGGAGGACTGAAATGAGTGAACGCAAAGAAACCTATAGTTTGGACTGGAGCATGAGAGTTGAGATAGGCAGTGAATTAGATTTGCTGCTCAGAAAATGTTCTCCTAATGACATTCCTAAAGCGAAAAATACATCCCACAAGCATTTCTTTATTTGTGATGACTTAGATTGGGCGAACATTAGACTTGAGGAGAAATTGAATCATGGTGAAATATAGACCACACAGAGGAGCATTATGCGACGCAATGGCAGAAATGAGAATCTTTGATTCTGTCGAAGATATGTTCCACTACATTGTCGAAGACTGGAAAGCATATGGAAATCCATTCGATGTCGGAGATTTAACCATAACCTGCGATGAAGGAAAAGACGAGCGCATTAACTGGAAGGAAGGCAGATATGTCTGCACTAGACGAATGCGAGAAAAGATTTTTGACACACCACAGTGTATTGGAATGTGTTCGATTGAATTGTAGAACGGAGATAATAACATGATGATTGCAAATAAAGTAAATGTAATGGGACAGGAATACCAAATTGTAAAAGCAAGTCGTGACCAGTATAAGCAATGCGATATCGCGGACGGATGGTGCGACGCTTACGGCAAGAAGATTTACTATGTAGACCCTAATACAGATCCAGAACATGATTCAGTGGCGACATCGTCAGAAGAACTTGTAAAACATATTTTACAGCACGAAATTGTCCATGCGTTTCTCATTGAATCGGGGCTTGCAATTAGCTCATTAGTTACTTCTGGTGCATGGGCAATGAATGAAGAAATGGTGGATTGGATTGCATGGAATGGTGAGAAACTGTATAAGGCGTGGAAGGAGGCAGGATTAGTTGATTAAAGATGATTTGCAAACAAAAGTTGTGGAGCAAGCCGCCCTTATAGCGGCGGCACTCAAAAAAGGTAAAGACGTTGAGGTACGGCGAACTGCAGCTGGAATCAGCGTTGCCGAAGTAAGCAAGAAGGTTGTGTACCGATGACTGTTGACTATATGAAAAATATTGATTGTCTTATTGGCATGAAAGATATTCCGGATAAATCTATTGATATGATTTGTGCAGATTTGCCATATGGAATAACTCATAATAAATGGGATGCTGCTATTCCACTGGCTGAGCTTTGGAAAGGAATTGACAGAATCGTCAAAGACACAGGAGCTATTATATTGTTTGCGAGTGGAATGTTTACTGCTGATTTGATGCAAAGCAATAGAAAAAATTGGAGATACAATCTAGTGTGGGAAAAGAATCAGCCGACTGGTTTTTTAAATGCAAACCGAATGCCACTCAGATCACACGAGGATATTTGTGTTTTTTATAAAAAAACTCCTACATACAATCCGCAAAAGTCTACTGGTAATCCCAGAAAGGTAAGCAAAGCAAACCATAAATTGAATTGTAAGGAAACGACAAATTATCAAAAATACAGTTTAACAACTTACGATAGCACAGAGAGGTATCCAAGATCTGTATTAAGGTTTCCGAAAGATGTCCAGAAATCAGCTGTACATCCTACGCAGAAGCCAGTTGCGCTTATTGAATACTTGATTAAATCTTATAGTAACCCAAACGACACAGTACTTGATATGTGCGCTGGAAGTATGACAACTGCAATAGCAGCTGTGAATACTGGCCGCCATTACATTTGTTTTGAAAAAGATCCCGATATTTTTTCAAATGGCGTAAAAAGATTTAACGAATCAACCAATGGAGGACATGGACGATGAAATTAAAAAGACTAATTGTTACCCTTGCAGCCGCAGTGATGCTTTCTGGCGCAGCCATTGGCTGTACAGAAGCTGATCAGGTAAGTTCTAATATCTCTAAGCAGGCAGACAACTTCAACGTGACTAGGAAGCTTACTGTTCTGAACGCAAGAACCGATACAGTCCTTTTGGAGCTGACTGGAACATTTGCATTAAAGAACAATTCATCAAATGAACTCGAAGTCATTATTGAGACTGCCGAAGGCAAATATCAGAAAGATTATGTATATCTGAATGACTACACCATGTACGTTGTCGAGGATATCTCTGGTTCGGAGGTAGACAAGTACCATTATGAGATCAATTTCTTGCCAGAATGGGGATTTAAGGCAACTCATCACGAGTAAACTTTACGTTTACTATGTAAACATATGTAATACATTCAATTTTAAAGGACCATAACAAGAGTTTGGAAATGAATTTTGCCGTGCTAAAGTGCGGAAAACTTAGAAAACTGTCGCCAAACACTTAGGAAAGGAGATAAATCTTTTATGACATACGAAGACGCCTTAAAAGCTTCAAAAAATGGTCTAAATGTAATGATATGGACAGGAGAGGAGTATCTGCGCCTAGAAGAAGCAAAAGAATTTCTGAATTGTTCTTCTCATGTAATTCGAAGTAGTGAAGAATACAAAGGATACAAAAAGTTTTGCGAAGCCATTCAAAGCGATAAATGGAGTACTTATACAGAAATAGATCTTAGATGGGAACTTAGAAATTATCGAAAGCGTTTTGAACGTCTGAGTCACATACAAGATGATTTTTTAAAAGAACTACTCGGCAGCAATTATACAGCCCGGTATTCCAGTGAGCAAATGATCGTTGCCGATGCATTCAACACTCTTTATAGCCTAAAACGCAATCAAAAAATGCTTATGCTTACAACTATTGTATTTTTAGCGACAACAATTATAGCCTTGATGATTTGAAGGAGGAGTACGCATGAAATTTTCAGAAGCATTTGGATTGATGAAACAGGGTGCACTGATAAAGCTTCCGTCATGGGCAGGCTATTGGTACTGGTCCAAAGAAAAGCAGACCATCATTATGTTACTCTGCTCAACAATGGGTAGATGAATATGAAAGAATATGGAATAAACACGGAGGAAATTAAATGGTTAGAGTAGGTAGTGCACGTATTGATGAAAACGGAAAATTGAAGGGCGGACAGCCTGGCGACCAGACAAGACAGGAAGTGGCGATTGAGCCATGGTATCCAAATCCTAAAAAGTATGTTGTCGCCCGTGCCAAAAGAGCCAGCGTCCGCGAAAGCATTGCAAGCGATATGGAAGCAGCATGTGCAAATGATATGATTGGATATAACCAGGCGCGGTCTTGGGACTTGTACGACAAGTCAAAACCGTATGGATGGGATTGCTCAAAAGTAAAGGTTGCCAGTGACGTAGATTGCAGCACATTAGTTCGCGCTTGCGTAGCATATGCTCTGCAAAGGGATATCCCGTGGTTTTCGACGCTGAATGAAATTGAGAAACTTTCTGAAACTGGAGAGTTCGAAATTTTGCGAGATGAAAAGTATTCACAGTCACCGGATTACCTACTGCGTGGAGATATACTCTGTACAGCTACACAAGGTCACACGTTGGTTGTCCTTGACAATGGTGCAAAGGCCGGACAGTCTAGTAGCCAACCGCCTCATAACAGCACAGAAGGCAATACAAGCCTTTGTGGCAAGGGCATTGGAACAGCAGTTGCGCTCACACCTATGAACATCCGCACAGGAGCAGATACATCTGCAAAGAAGCTTGATACAATCAAGACTTCTGTAGCTGTAGAAGTCCTTGAAATCACCGCTTCTGGTTGGTATAAGATTGTATGGCCGGGTGCTTCATGTGGATATGCCTTTACAAAGGCAGGAAGCGGCTATTACAGCTATTCTGCAAATGCTAACGCACAAGTTATAAACTTAGGCGATAAAGTCCAATTCACGGGCAATAAACAGTATATGTCGGCATGGTCCGACAGACCAATCACTGCAGTTCCAGAGGTTGCAACTGTAACAGGTATTTGTGAGAGTGGCAAGCATCAGTATCACATCATAGGCGATAACGTCTACGGTTGGGTAAACAAAGAAGACATAGTAAGAAAATAATTAAAACGGCATAATCAAAATGGTGATTATGTAACAGCCAAAATGGAGGCTCTTCTTTAAATGTTAGGAAAGGAGGAGCCTCTTTTTTGTTAGAGTTAAGACAGCATAAAGAACGTGTGGAGAATATACAGCGCCAGATCATCATGCAGCCTACATACAGTCAGCTCAACACCTTATGTGGCGGAGCAAGACTGATTCTGCTTGATGCCAATGAGTTTATACCAAATCGCGATTTTAAGAATCTTGATGCGTATAGAGGGTATGGCGACCATGTAAATAGCTACGTCCGATGGTACTGCAACCGCAACAGAAAAGTAGAGGGTGACGAGTGGGACAAACTGTATTGGCAGACCTATCTGAATGGTGCACGAGCAAGAATATTCAATGATTATTTACTATTCTTAGAGCACAAACGCGAACCTCGGAAGATGTTCTACAAGCCCAAAATTAAACAGTTTGAGAAGTTCCAGCTTATAGAATCTTATCAAGGTATGCTTGATGATAAGTACGACATTCTGTGTATATCCATGCCGCCTGGTACGGGCAAGGCCCAGCCATTATATTCAAAGGTACTTACTCCGAACGGTTTTGTTCAGATGGGTGATTTAAAGGTTGGCGACAAAGTATTTGCTGCAAATGGCAATGAATCAACCGTAACTGGAATCTTTCCCCAAGGTTTGCGTAAAATTTACGAAATAACGCTTGAAAACGGTTATAAATGCAGAGCATCTGATAATCATTTATGGTTATCAATTTACGAAACTTCACTTGGAGTTTCTGGATATCAAAAAGTTGTAGAGACTTCAAGAATGCTTTACAAACCAACTCACTTTTACATACCTTGTATTTCTGGTGAAAACTTCAACCATTTTGAATACTGCAGAATAAAATCAATTAAATATGTCGGGCTTGATGAATGCCAGTGTATATATATTGATGATCCGTCACATTTATATGTCACTGACGATTATATTGTTACGCATAACACGACTCTACTCAAGTTCTTCCATTCAGCCGTAATTGGTTGGTTCCCAGACGATTACAGCCTGTTCTATTCGCACTCAGGCGATATCACAAGAATGTATTACGATGGTGTCTATCAAATGGTTGATGATGCACTTGAATACGCTTGGCACGATATCTTCCCAGACTTGAAAATTACATCTACAAATGCATTGATGCAACAATTCAATGTCGGAAAATATAAGCCATTTCCATCTTTGCAAACAACATCTGTAGGCGCGAAGAGTGCCGGAAAAGTTCGTGCAAGCAAATTTTTACTTACCGATGATATGATAGGTAGCCTAGAAGAAGCCTTGAACAAGAACTACCTCGACAAAATGTGGGGAGCTTATACTGTAGATGCATTGCAGCGAAAAACAGTTGATAGCAATAATAATCCCTGCAAAGAGATCATGCAAGCAACACGTTGGTCAACTCAAGATGTTATTGGAAGGCTGATAGATATATACGATGGAAACAACCGCGTAAGGGTTATTTCTATTCCTGCCACAGACCCGGAGACAGGCGACAGCAACTTTGACTATGCAATAGGTGGCTTTACAAAGGAGTTCTTTGCAAAGCAAGCGCTGTTGATGGATGATGTGTCATACAACTGTCTTTACATGCAACAGCCAGTCGAAAGAGAAGGACTGCTGTTTCCAGAAGAAAAAATCATGCGATACAAGGAACTTCCGACCTCAAAAATTGAACGTATCACTGCTCAAGCTGATACAAAATCAACAGGTACTGATTTCTTCGTTCTTCCAGTTCTTATAAAGTACGAGGGAAAAGATTTATATTACTGCGTAGACTGTGTGTGCAGCAATTCTTCTGATTATGAAGCTCAGTACGAAAATTCCGCAAATCTCCTTGCTGACAACAAGGTTGAAGATTGCGAGTTTGAGGGTAATAGTGGTGGAGACCGTGTTTCTCTGGAAGTTGATAAACGCGTCCTTGAAAAAGGTTGGATTTGTAACATATCATCCCGAATGACTGAAACAAACAAAGAAGCGAGAATATATCAGTGTTCGAACTGGATATTGCAGCACGTTGTCTTTAAAGACAAAAAACTCTATACACCAAAAGAGCCATACGGTGTAATGATGTCTCTTTTGGCTCAGTATTCCACCAGTGGAAAAAAACAGCTTGATGATGTACCGGATACGTTTGCAAACTTCGCATTACGCATACAGCGCAGAAAACCAAGACCAACAAGAATCATTAACAGCATCTATTAAAATTGGAGGTTTAATGAACACAAAACAATATCTTTCACAAATTAGCGTACTTGATCTTAAAATATCAAACAAGATCTATGAAAAAACACAGTTAAAGAATATGCTTTGTTCAGTCCCGAGTTGTGTAAAAGATGTCAATGTGCAAACTGGACATGCCACAGACAAGACTGCATCTACGATTTGCAAGTTGGTAGATATGGAACGCGAAATTGATTCAATGATTGATTCTTTTGTGGACTTAAAATCTAAAATCATTGTTCAAATGGAGCAGCTTGAGTTTAAGTATTATAATATACTGTTCAAGCGTTACGTTGCACAGCAACAATGGTGCGAAATAGTAGATGAGTTACATTTTACACAACGACATGTTTTTAAGCTTCACAAAGAAGCATTAAACGAATTTGAGAAAAAGTTTGGGAGTGAATATCTGAACCAATAAAAAATAGCAGGGGAAGCAAATTTCCCCTGCTATTGATGTTTCAGCAACTTTGATTTTCCTGAAATTCCTTTAAATCGCTTTTTAACTTGTCCATAATTTTGTCTGTATAGTTGTTATCTTGGCGCTCTGTAAAGTTTTGGAATACTTGAGTGCCTTTAGCAGCTGCCTGCGATGATTGTTTTGCTTTCGATGATACATCTCCTTGTATAAGCTTTCGCAAATACAAAAATCGACTACGAATCGGCTTTTGCTCATTTCTTCGCTTAATTTCAGCAGCTTTCTGTGCTATATACTGGTAGTAAGCCTTTTCCAGATCTTCCTTTTGGCAACTTGGCAGCTTATGAACTGGTACTGTTACGAGTAGCGTCTGTATCTCTTCTAGCTGTGCCTGTGATAGTTCCCATTCATTCAATGCACTTTCCCAGAGCGGACGATCTAATGTATCTTCCTTTGGCACTGGCGCTTCTGGAACTTGCACTTCCAATATAGGCAATGTTTCGACTTCAAATCTTATACCAACTACCGTTCGCCCTTTCTTAATGGGTTCGTATGTATACCGACATTCAGTTTTTTCATCCATTTCTTTCTGAACACGTTTCAATATCTTTTGATTGAAAAACTTGTATTCTTTATACAGTTCCTCTTTATCACAATCAAGTATTTGCCTTAATTCATCAAGCTGCACTTCCCATTTTTTTCGAAAACGGTTTTGTTCAAGATACGTAAACATGATATAAGTGTAACGGCTTGTGAGTAATGTTATGCAGCGCAGCTTATACCGAAGATATCCGAGGTTTTCAATATTAAAAAAATACTTCATTGCTTTTTGAGAACACTCTAGCTTTACTTGCCACAGACCGTAATCATCTTGTTCTGCCGTTGCTTCTTCAAATAACGTCACCAATCTAAAACCTTGTTTTTCACTATCATCTTGCACTTCTATTACATTTCCCATAAGATGCTTTAATCTTGCCTTGAGGTCTTGGTTGTTGATTTTTTTTACTCCTAGAATCTTTTCAAGCTCACCTTTTTCAAATACTACAACTCGTTTCTCTGGCTTGTGACTATCTATGCGCGATAGGTATGTATCGAGTATTTTAAATTCTGCAAGCGATAGCTCAGAACGCCACAGGGAAAACAGCGGTAAACTTTTTTGAACAGTAAGTTTGTCTCCATTTCCTAAACTGGTTATTGGCCCAATCTTTTTTCTAGCCATGTGTAAAACCTCTCTTTCTCTACTTTTATGTTTATTATAGCACCATAAGTTACCATTGTAAATATAAAATTGTTACCTTTTTATATTTTATGGAATTTCTTGGTTACTCATGCGGAATTTCTTGGTTACTCATGCGGAATTTCTTGGTTACCTATGCATATCAAAAAGCTAGTATTTACGCGGCTTTCAAAGCTCCCGTAATCAAGAGAGTAATCAAGAGAGTAATCAAGAGAGTAATCAAGCTATCAATCAAGGAAAGCATTGGTAGGCAGATAAAAAAACAATTCAATATTAACTATGACATTTTAATTGGAATTTCATGGTTACCTATAACACTAAAACCTATCATTTAATATCACTAAATGACACAAGATATCATCTTGAATACATGCTATTACTATGATACTCTCAACAATAGAAAAGTATGAAATAAAGTTAATTGCGCCTTACATATGTATGGCGCTTTTTTATTACCCAAAAAGGAGACAGCCATGTTAACGATTAGAAGCAAGAGTATATCACTGTCAGGAGACAGCACAGTAAATGATCAAGTGATTTTTGCGTTTCAGGCATCAATCAATTCAAACAATCCTAAAGAGGTACAGTTTAGCAACTGGATAAACGACCATGAGTTATATAAGCAGAACCGGAAGGAATGCAATTCCGATTACGAGTCTTTCCAGGACGAAGTATACAAATTGCAAGACTCGATGCTGCTGTCGGCTGAAACGCTATGAGTAGCCAGATAATTACATGCCCCAATTGTGGAAGAATTATTTTCCACTATGACAAGAAAGCGACAAACGCTTTTGAAGTGCAATGTAGGAAATGTGAGCAAATGACTTGCATTCTTACACAGGACGGTATTGTGCAGTCAGTTAAGCCTATAAAAAAGATACAAGCTAAAAGCAGCAGCGGCAAACGATTTTATTAAGAAAGGAGGGCGAACAGAATGTGGATGCTAAAGGGACGTCAAAAGATATATACGGACGCAAAAGAAATCACTGCCGACAACATAATCAAAGAATTGTCAAAAGCATATGAGAAGCATAAATTTAATCGGTTAGAGATGCAATATCTTATAGATTTTGAAGCCGGCGATCAACCACTGGACAGACCCAAAATTGTTCGCCCTGAGATCAATATTAAAGTAACTGATAATGCCGCAAACTACATCACTGATTTTAAAATGGCGTATTTCTGGGGAACACCAGCAATGCTAATACAGCGATCTGACAAAGACGCTCACAAAACACCAGCAGGCTTAGACGATGAAGGAATATCTGCACTTAATGAAATGCTTACAAATGCCTGCGACATTGGTTACAAGAATCAGGAACTTGGCAATTTTGTTGAGAAAGTAGGTGTGGGATACCGACTTGTTGACGTTAAAACCGATTTTGAAGAAGATGACGAAGCTCTTGTGGATATATATACGTTAGACCCAAGATATGCTTTTTGCGTATATAGCAATGATGCCAAGCAAAAGAAGCTAATGGGAGTAACATACAGAACGGACAATGGTGAACAATATTTCACGTGCTTTACTCCTAAGATGCGCTTTGAAGTCTCAAAAGGCAAAATTGTTAAAAAATCATTAAATCCACTCAAAAAAATAGCGATAGTTGAATACGAGAGATCTGTTGACAGAACAGGCTGCTTCGAGAGGCAAATATCAGATTGTATCGAACTTAACACGCTAGTCTCTGATTTTGCAAACCTTACAGCGCAGCAAACTCAGGAGATATGGTGGGGCAATGATATTGATTTCCCAGTTGACCCCAAAACTAAGAAGCCTATAAAAGTGAAGTCTGGGCAATGGTTGCTTACTAGCACAACACCAGATGGGAAGACACCGCAAATCAAGGCACTATCTAATGCATTTGATACAAACGCAACATTAACAGCGATAGATACACGCTGGCGAAGAATTTTACAAAAATGCAAAGTGCCTACACAACAAGATTCAGAAGGCGGTGGTTCCACGGGAACAGCAATGGATATGTCTAGTGGATGGAGTGCAGCTGAGATTGACGCTGTGCGTGAGGAACAAATCATAAGCAAGGCTCAAAGAGAGGAGCTTAAGCTTATCATAAAAGTACTCCAATTAACTCCATCAAATGTGCTTAAAGACGATGACCCAATCAAAAGAGTACATGTTGGAGATATCAATTTCCACTTCTCAAGAAGAAAGAACTATGACATGTCTGTTAAAGCAAATGCTTTATCAACCCTTATTAAGACTGGTGTACATGGTAGACATGCGCTTAAATTTATTGACGGTTTTGAAGACACCGAGGCTACATGGAACGACAGCAAGGAAATGATAGAAGCAGTACAAAGGGCTGCTGCATCAAGCGGAACCACAGCAACGGAAGACAGTGAACCAACTGATAGACAAATAGATCAGTTGGAAACAAGCCCTATAACTGGGAAAGTATAAGGTGATGATATGGCACAGATATTTGGTTTTGATGAAATCGAAAAGATACGGTCCATGCCATACAATAGATTTTTTGGTGAAATGGGAATCACAAAAAAGCAAAAACAAGAACGCGTTGAATTTTCAAATAAAATTGAAGATGATATGCGTTTTTTAATTTTACTCATCTTGATCATGAAAGAGACAGGTAGAGTTGATGCCAAGAAAGCAGCAGAACAATTTGAAGCAAAATTGTTGAAATGGATTGCGCGATATATTGATCTTGACAGCGAGACAAAGGTTTATATATCAGATTTTTGTTTATCTGCAGCACAGGTAACAGCGGATCATGTGAATGAAAAATATTATGTCTCAGAAGACCGAATACGTCTGGTCAGTGAAAACACAGCCCTCGATTTTTTAAACCATAAAGACTTCAAAGAGGCGACCAGAAATAAAACATACAAAACATGGAACACAATTATAGATGGAAAAGAACGCGAAACACATCACAAGGAAGATCAAACAACAATACCGATAAACGACTACTTTTTAGTAGGCAAAGCACTTATGCGGTATCCGCACGATATGGCAGTTGCTTTTACTAACCCGGAGGAAGTGATCAATTGTCGCTGCTGGGTGACGTACTCTTAATTTATGCAAAGAATAGGCTCTTTAAACGAAGGTTTGAAGGGCTTTTTGTTTGCACAAAATTAGGGCAAACAAGTCGGAGAAGGACTTTAAGGAGCAAAACAGCTCAGAGAAGAGCTTAATAATCGCACAAATCAAAGCGGAGAGAACCGCACAAACGCAGAAAGGAATGAATCTATGAAGACTCAGCCGATTTTCAAAACATTTGAACGCAATGCCACCAAGAGAAAATTAAACCTGCAGCTTTTTGCAGAGCCGACACCGGAGGTTGAAACTCATGAAGAGCCAAAGGGATCAGGTGATGATCACGAACCGGAAACTGATGCTGATGTATTAAGAGTGCAGCTTGCACAGGCAAACGCGCAGATTGCAAAGCTTACAAACAAAGCTGATGCACTTGCATCCGAGAACGCAGCCAAAACAAAGCAACTCAGAGAAAAGATGACAGCTCAAGAGAAGGAAGCGGAAGCGAAGAAAGAAGCAGAAGCCGAGAGAGACAAGCAGTTCAAGGCAATGCAGCGCGAGCTGACGATTATGAAATCTACCAATACATACATGGACACTTTGGAAATGTCCAAGGAAGTAGCACAACAGTACGCCGAGGCAAGAGCTGACGGAGATGGAGATAAGGAAAACGAAATCTTGAGGCAGCACATGAAAACGCTCAAATCAAAGATGATGCAGGAGTTTTTAGCGGAGCGCGGCGAAGTCAATGCCGGCCATGGAGACAGTCACGAGAGTAAGGCTGTTGAACTCATGAAGTCACTACCAACGTATTCAACAGAGGTCGATGAAAGTGTTTTGAAGCAATACATGTAAAGAAAGGAAGTAAGAAATGGCAAGAGGAGACATGAGATATGCAACAACCGAGATACGTCCATCCGGTGCAGAGATCTTAAACAGAGAGGTGTTCGAAGGAGTGCCAATGACTATTGATTTTACAGATGTCAGCACTACTGATAGTGATACCGGAGAGAAGGTTGTAAAAGCAGGAAGCGTAATTAGCGGAACAGGAACAGTAATTGCAGCAACACCATGGACAGGCGGAGCTGGAATCTTACTTTTTGATGTGTATGAGCATCGACCACAAGGAACGATTCTCAAAAAGGCATACATTAACAAGTCAAGAGCAGAACAGAATGCAGGAATCACTTATGATGCAGACTTAACTAAGATCCTGCCTATGATCGTGGTTGAGTAAAAAGGAGGAGCAATGGCAGTTTTAATTACAGATATTTATGATTCACAGGCAGTTGCCGCAAGACGTACACAAGATCCAAGTAATGCCATGGGCTTTGTCGGAAAGGCTTTTTTCCCAAACAGAAAGAAGCTGGGCTTGTCGTTAAAATGGATTAAGACACACAAAGGCTTAAATGCCATCTTAAAGCCAAGCAATTTTGATGCAATTCCGATGATCAGAGTCCGTGAGGGATTCAAGCAGGAGTCTACAGAGATGATCTTTTTCCGTGAGAGCATGACTGTACGAGAGGAAGATTTAATGCGACTCATGGAGATAGAAGACGCTAATAGCCCATTCATTGGGGATATTATATCATCAATTTACAATGATGCTGCAAGGCTTATTGACGGTGCAGAAATCGCTGCCGAAGTAATGCGAATGGCACTACTTGCGCCAAAGGACGGAAAGCCATCTATTGCAATAGGAACTGGGGAACCAGAGAGTGACAATATGGTTTATGGCTACGATTACGATAGCGATGGAACGTATAAGCAAAAGCATTATTTGAAAATCGAAGGTACTGATACTTGGGATCATCCTGACACAGCGAAACCATTAAAAGACGTTCAGCAGGGTACTAAATATTTAAAGTCAATCGGAGTACTTCCTCGCTATGCGATGATGAACAGCACTACATTTGACTATCTCGTTGAAAACGAGCAGATCAAGAACGCTTTAATTACTTCTTCTGGCAAGACGGTTGATTTTACCGATGAAGCAACCGTTAAGGAGATCTTTACGCGAAAGACAGGCCTGACACCTATTATTTATGACAAGATGTACATTGACTACAAGGGAAAGACTCAAAAGTTCTATCCGGATGACAAAGTAACCATAATCGGTGCAGGAACACTGGGATCAACATATTATGGTGTGACACCAGAAGAGCGTACATTGATGTCGAATAAAAATGTGGATGTTGCCATGTTTGACAACCGCATTGCAATTGCAACAAAAACTGAGCAGGGACCACCTATTAAGACTACAACCAGCGTATCACAGATTGTGCTTCCATCATATGAGGGCATCGACAGCACATTTGTACTTGACGTCAAGTAATGGTATTTGATCACATGATCAAGTTTGGGGGAATCTACTATGCAGCTGGTGAAGACGTCCCAATGAAAGAAAAAAGCGATGCCCTAGAGATTGACGTCCCGGTAGAAGAGAAAATCGAAATTCCAGAGTTGCAAGTTGATGATGAGCCAAAGCGAAGAGGTAAGAAACCAAAAGCTGTTTGATGGAGGTGAGAAAGTATGAGTTATACAGACAACCTTGCAGACGAGCTTTTTTTTGATTTGCAAGCTGAACTTTCAAATGATGAAGAAGGCGGCAACTTTTCGGAACCGTTACTCAAGCAAAAAATCAAAAGTGCAATTAGAGAGGTCCGAGACAAAAGAAGATATCCATTTGGATACACTGATGGAATGATTGCACAAGATTTAGATAGGTACTATAGCCAGATTCGCAATTTGGCTTTGTACGATTATAACTCGATTGGCTTTGAGGGTGAGAGTCAGCACAGTGAGGATTCCATTCAGCGAACAATGGTGGATAGAAAAACGTTGTTCGCTGGAATAATACCGTTAGCAACAGTCTAAGTAAGAAGGATGTTCGCCAGTGTGTTTGCAATGCTTGTGAATGCATTGGCAGGGTGCATATTAAAGCGGCGGTGGGCAATATGCAAAAATATAAGCAGGAGATATAAAGATGCAAGAGTTTTTATTACAAACATACACAATCATCCTTCCGATTGCTTTAGGATACATTGTTTGGCTTCTGCAGCAACAGAAGAAAGGCAAGAACGCAAATGAGAGAGGAACCATGCTGTTATTGCGTGTGCAGCTGATCAAGTATTACGCAGAATACATACAGCTGGGTGAGATACCGTCCGATGATTATCAGAACTTCGAAGAAATGTATGAAGCCTACCGTGATTTAAACGGAAACGGTATGGTTAAAAAGATGTATGAAGAGATCAAAGAGTTACACATCAAGAATGGAGGAGGTAAATAAAATGGATATATCGAGCATGACTACCGTGATTGCAATTGTAGTTATTTGCTATTTAATTGGGCTTGCAGCCAAGACAATTCCAGCAGTCAAGGATAATTACATTCCGGTCATTGTGGGTGCTTTTGGCGGCATTTTGGGAGTCTTGGGAATGTATGTCATACCAGACTTCCCAGCGCAGGATATTCTGAATGCAATTGCTGTCGGCATTGTATCAGGCTTGTCTAGTACTGGCGTCAATCAGGTATACAAACAGCTAAAAGATGGCACGGACAAGTAGAAGAAATCGCCAACAGATGTGGTATTCGTACCAAGTCGGAAAAGCACCTGGATATCTGAGAGATGAAAACGGTGACATTCAGTATGAGAGCTATGTTGGAGCTGATGGGGAAGTATATTTTTATACCGATGACGAAGGTAAAAAAATCCCAAAAGAAAGCGGTGAAATGGAAGTGCTTTACAGCAATCCTATAAAGTTTTGGGGGACAATCACATCACAGCTAAAAAACGCTGTCATGCGAGCATGGGGCAGTGATAGTACAAGCAATTATGCTACGCTCATCTTAGCTAAACATGCAAAAGACTCTAACGGAAACAAACTTAGCTTGCCGTTTGGAGCAAGAATCTGGCTACACTCAGAAATCAAAACGAAACCAAATGGATCGCCAGATGAAAACTCTGCTGACTATCAAGTGAGCGGAATCATGAATGAAGCACTGAATGAAACGTCTTACTATCTGCAGGTATTGCAGCAAAGCGAGGAAAAAACCTAATGGCAAAGGCTTTGGAAATAAAGGTGAGCGGAGTAGATGAAGCCATAAGGATGTTGGAACGTTACCAGAAAACGTTCCAAACGCGAGTAGAGCTTTTCATGAAGAAACTTACTGATTACGGAGTTGAAAAAGCAACAGAAGAAGTTTTGACGATGGATGCAGTATTTACTGGCGAACTTGTAAATAGCATTCACTCAACCGAGATAGAGAGCAACGCAGAGCGAGTTATCTTTGCAGTAGAAGCTGATTCAGAACATGCTATCTATGTAGAAATGGGAACAGGAATCATAGGTGCTACTACTCCGTATCCAGGCAAGCTCCCGGCTATTTATGCGCAAGGGAAAACAATCAGAAAAACGACAGATGGTAGATATGGCTGGTATTATCTGGGCGGAGATGGAAAGTGGTACTTCACAGAAGGTATGCCATCAAGACCATTCATGTATCATGCCTCAACACAAATGAGACATGATATTGAAAGAATTGCAAGGGAGGTGTTTGGATAGTGGCTCAGAATCAATGGGTCATCGACCTTGAGAGCAAGGTATTATCCCTTGTGAAAGGCAAGACATACAACAAGCTAAAGAAAAGATATCCACAAATAATGTACACCACCTCAAATATAAGCAATGATTCGCAGCGTAATTTTCCCTGCGTGTACGTCCATGAGTTGGGTGGAAGCGAAGCAAACTCCGATCTGGAACGCACAAGAATCAACACTATAGTGGCAGGATTCCAAATTGAAGTGTATAGCAACACATCACAGCTAGACTGTAGAACTATAATGGCAGAAATTATGGACTGTCTAAAAAAGCTTATGTTCGATGTAAAGATGTCACCATACGCAGACAATCAATCACCAATATATCGTTATGTAGCACGTTTTGAAAGAACATTTGATTGGAATGATATTTTTTAAGCTCCATCGGCAAGATGGGGCTTTTTTAGTAGGAGGAATACAAAATGGCAACAGGCTTAAAAAGTAGGATTATTTACAGAGAGAAAACAAAGGAAGATAGCGCAGCCGATTACTGGGCAGGTGAATATAAGCTCTTGATTAGGGCAAAGTCAATTCCATCACCTATTGGCAGTGTTAACATGGTTGATACATCAACCTTGGAAGACTTGATGGAGACTCAGGAGCAGGGAAGAAGAGCAGCTGCGTCAATGGAAGTACCAGGTGCTTTTGAAAAAAAATATAAGGACGAACTTGTTAAAAATGAGGGAAAGCAATTAGATATCTGTATTCTCTACGGAACAGATGGAAAAGGCTCAGAAGGAATTGCAGCGTTTATAGGAACAGAGTCTTTTGCACCAGATGAAGCGACAGAAGATCATCTTACAGGAACAGTAACAATTGCTACAGTAACCAATCCAAGATGGATTGAGGATAGTTATACCGTATCTGTAACAGAAGATGAGAATGGTTATCCAACATCAATTACACTGGCAAAGAAAGAAATGTAACAACTATATTCGGGAAGCGTGAGCTTCCCGTTTTTTGTTTAAAGGAGAATGAATTATGAAATTTATGAATTATGAAATTAAGTTTGGAATCGAAGCAACTACAAAGAGCGGAATTTTAAAAAAGATTAAAGAAATTCAACAGTCCAGTGATGATGAAGCTCAACAGTCCAGTGATGATTTTGTTGATGAGATTGAAATGATACTTAATATGCTTCCGGAGTTTTTACTGGTAGGGCTGCAAAAAAGACATAAGGACGAGTTTGGATACGATTACAACACAAATAAAGGCAAGGAAGAGGCAACAGCAAAGGTATGCGAATTGATTGATGAGTATACCGATCAGGAAGATTCAAGTATTAGGGAGCTTTTTGAAGAACTGATAAAAGAGGTGATGCAGAATGGTTTTTTCAAGAAAGAAGTTCTGCAGATGAAAGCGGAGAAAGAAGCGAAAGAGCAAAAAACAGAGTAATAGATCCAATTGATTATTACGATGAAAAGTTGCTTCCATATTTTCTGTGCGTTACGCAACAATATGGCTTCACCACTGAACAAATAGGCAATATGTGCCCGTGTGAGTTAAAACCATATGAGCTTGCTTACAAGCTGCATCAACAGCAAGTCGACATACAAAACCACATGCTAGGAAAGTACGTGAGAATGTCTATTTTGTCAACGCTGGGCAATAGTCAGTGGTTTAAAGGGAAGCATACGCCACCGTTTGAATATCCAGATATGCCTTTCTTGCAACAGGAGGCAAAGAAAAGTGAAAACGGTAATGTGGAATCTAACGAAGAAATCGCAGTGTACGAAATGAGACAAAGAATCAGGCAGCTTGAAAAGCAAGGATTGCCAGAGAGTCCAATCTAGGGAGGAGGGATAAAATGAGCGAGGTAAATATTGATTCAATACGGATTGAGGCTAAAACAAATATCAAAGAGGCTATATCCGATATTGAAGCATTGAAACAATCCCTAACTGGATTGAGCGACAACAAAAGCGGAATTGATCATTATTCAACGTCTGTAAACGGGTTAACGCAAAGACTGACGAAGTTGACAGGAATAACCAATAAGGCAGGAATTGCAGCGGTTGAAAAATCTGTAAGAGAACTTGCGGAAGCATCTATTAAGCTTAACAACTTGCAACTTAACGAAAAGAAGGGTTCAATCTTTTCCGAGGACACATGGAAAAGAGCCATGGAGAACGTGGAAAGTGCGATGGAAAACGTAAAAAATACCATCGCACAGAACGTTAAGGAAATCAGACAGCTAGACGGTGTTGAAAAGGCTTTTGATAACTATATCAAAAAAGCTCAAAATATAAAGATCCCGATTGGCGTAAAAAATGACCTAAAGACAGATAGAGAATTTGCCAATCTGCGAAGTGTACTTGGAAAGAATTTCTCCACAGCAAATAGTGGCACAGATTTTGTAGCGTTCATAGATGATATGAACAAATCAATAAATACCACTTTTGATACCACAAAAAACGCAACAGATTTATTTAGGGATGTAGTAGAGCGTTTAAGAGATATACGTAAGGAAGCTGTGATGACATCACAGGATGTTATTAAAAATGGCTTGATTCCAGTACAGGAAATTGAATCCGAACTGTCAAAGTTTGCTGCAAAAGACATACCTAACCTTAGCGAGAAGTATGGACTCACTGAAAACGATGTTTATGGTGGCAAAAAACTATCAGAAAACAACGAAACAGAAAGCGTAAAAGAAGTTACAAGCGCCATCGGGCAGAAGACCAGAGCGTTTGAAAAAGAGCAACAGACTGTAACCGATGTTGTGAATAGCGAGATGAAAGACCTTATCAATTTAAGGTCAACCATCGAATCCGTTACAAATGCTGTAGGAGATGGAAAAGGCCTGGCAGGAGCGTTCAAAGGACTTAAAGAACTTGGCTTGGGCGAACTGGCTTCGTTGAAAAACATTGACTTTTCTGGAATTGCAAAGCTGAACATAAAAGCATTACAGGAAACAATAAAACAGACTACCGATATTAAAAACAGTGCAAGCAAAACAATAAGAGAATTAGTGCATGATTCCGAATTGAAATATGCACTAGGATCTAGCAGCCCAGAACGCTTAATTGCTAAGACGACTGCAAAAGGAAATGAAATCAATATTCCTACAAAACTAAGCGAAATACAGTCTTTGTATCAAAAGCTAATAAATTACAAAGGTGAGCTTATTAAATCTATTAACGAAACATGGAATAACAACAATGAAAGTCTTGATGTAGCTATTGACAAAATTTTAAAATACCGTGAACAGCTTGCACAAACAAGATCTTCGATCAAACAGGTTGGAGAAGCACTAGAAGCTGTGCGCAATGGAGCTGACATTACAAAAGGTGAACAGTGGTTAGCGAAATATAATTCATTTCTAGGGGATACGCAGGAATATAGAACTAAAATTTTGCAAGAATCACTAGAAATGTTGCAAACAGAACAAAAAAATTCACCAAAATTAAATTTGATGGAATCACTATCGGATTTAGGCACTGCAACTAATTCTGTTGAACAAAAGCTATCAGAATTATTTGATATGTTGCAATCACTCCCATCTTCAACAGATAGGGTTGGCTCACAGGCCAGAACTATGATTGTACAATCAGCACAGCAATTAGGAATTGCAACCGAAAGCATAGAAAATGCACTGTCAACATTGCATGGAACCCTCAGAGAATATAGTACCGCAAGTGAAACTTCTGCACCAATAGATGATTTAAACAATCATGTAAATTTGGTTGAGCAAAGCTTGTCTGCATTGGATTCTGCTCTGCAATTAACACAGAATGAGGTTAGAGCATTTGCGCAAACTGGTCAATTGTCAGAAACAGCATTGCAAGCATTGTCAAATGCATCGCAAACGTCTGACATGGTTATTGACCATATGAACTCTAGCATAAGTGAGCTTACAGGAAACTTAGGTTTTTACAGGCAATCGCTTGAACAAGCTTCACAAGAACCACCAATATTTAGAGACATGCCAGATGATATCAACAGATTGAACCGAAACATGCAAAAATTGCCACTTAGCCTATCCCAGTTAAAATCAGATATAAGTGATTTGGCAGGCATTATGGGTGGATTTGTAGGAAAAGTGATATCTGTTGCAGGTGCAATTGGCAAAATAGGATCTTTTGCAGCGAAAGTAAACAAGCAGATATTGTCGTTCACAAAAAACTTTGCAAAATTGTCATGGGAGTTTTTGAATTTTGGTTCAAGCAAAAACGCATTATCTGGGTTAAAGAGTCCGTTCAGCCAGTCCTCAGCCAGTCTCGGAGACTTTAACAAGAAATTAAAGCATGGAATCACAACTGTGTTGCGCTACGGTTTTGGAATCAGATCTTTGTATGTGCTGTTTAACAAACTACGATCAGGAATTAAGGATGGAATCAACAACCTTGTTATGTTTAGTGATAGGGCGAACAAAAGTTTGTCACTATTGACATCTGACATGTCGTATGTTGGAAATAGCATAGCTGCGGCATTTGAACCAATATTAAATATCGTTGCACCAGTTATCGACCAAATTGTTGATTATGCAGTTGCAGGAATCAATGCTGTAGGTGCTTTCATAGCATCAATAACAGGGCAAACATCATACACGGTAGCTGTAAAAAACATCAAAGACTATCGCGACAGTTTAAATGGCACAGCATCTGCAGGCGATGCAGCAAGTGACGCAACTGATAAGTTAAAAGACAAGACCGATGAGCTAAAGCGTGAGTTAATGGGATTTGATGAAATCGAAAAATTTTCGGAAGATCTCGATAACGTAGCTAACAGCGGTTCAGGAAGTGGAAGTGGTTCTGGAAACGGCTCAGGAACGGAAGATCCTATACTTTTTACAAAAAAGGATATACCAGGAGCAGTATCGAACTTTGCGGACCTTGTAAAGGACGCTTGGGCGAAATCCGATTTTACTGACATCGGTAAAATCGTCGGAACAAAACTCCGTGATGCACTTGATTCCATTGACTGGGAGCCAATCAAGGAGCAGGCAAACAAAATTGCCAAAGTCACAGGAACGTTCATAAACGGTTTCTTTGAGACGGAAGGCCTTGATAAGAGCGTCGGAAGAACACTTGGAGAAGCAGTCAACACAGCTGTAGGTGCAATCAATACCTTTATTGACACAACTCACTGGGCATCACTTGGTGAATTTATGTCAGGTGGACTTAGAAGTGCGATAGCTACTATTGATTGGAATGGTCTTGGAAAGACTCTGAATGCCAAATACAAGGCTTTGTGGAGCTTCCTTGATGGATTTGTAGTAGATATGTCTAAAATCAATTTTAGCGGCACTACAGGGTGGCAGGAAGCAGGTAATGCACTTGCAAGTACAATCAATAGCATTTTTGCAGATAGAGACTACACAAAAACTGGACAAACTATTGCAACTGGAATCAACGGAATCACATCTGCGCTAACAACAGGAATAGAAGGAATTGATTTTAATTCGATATCCAGAAATTTTTCAAACGGAATCAACAGCGTATTTTACAAGGTAGATTGGCAAGCAATCGGCACAATGCTATCCGATGGAATAAATACAGCAACTTCATCATTGCTGACTTTCTCAGTAACGGTTGATTGGAAAAGAATAGGCTCAGAACTGGCAAATTCCGCAAATACTTTTTTGGCTAAGACTGATTTTAGCCAAGCAGGAAAAGCGCTAGGTCAGGCATTTAAAGGTGCACTATCCGCAATTAACGAGTTTGCAGCAACATTTAATTGGCGATCTCTTGGAGTTGATATAAACAACTTCATTAAGGGCATCAACTGGGGCGAAATCTTAAAAACAAGTGCAAATATAGTTGTCAACACGTTTTTTGGATTATTTGAGGCAGCATGGGGGCTTATATTTGGGGGAAATGACACAAAGTATACCGCTATAGCTGATAACCTTAACAAAGCTATTTCGAAGCTGAATGTTGAGTGGCCAAAGTTTAAACAAGATGAGCTTAGTAATTTTGATTCGGCGATGGATTCACTGGACAAATTTTGGGAAATCAATGAAAAATTTAAAAAAAATGGAAGTTTATCAGCGCAGGATGAGTCCTTGTTCAAATTTTATTACGAACAAATTTCAAGGTACGCACCAGATATTGCTAAGGAAATTGGAAGCATACAGACAGCTTACCAAGGAACAAAAGATACACTTGAAAAACTTATTGAAACGCAGAAAAACGCAGCTATTCAAAAGGGATTTTCAAGTGCGTTAGAGGATGCTTCTAAGATTTACGGCGATGCCGTAGTTGCTCTTGAGCAATTAAAAACCAAATTTATAGATGATTCTGTCTCATGGAAAGCTGATATATTAAATGGACTCTTATCAAGAGTGGATGTATACGGTGGAACAATCGAGACCTGGGAAAAAACTTTTGATAAGTTTTTACAAAAAGTGAGAGATGGTTCCATTGACTTTCAGAATCTTACAGAAGACGAGGAAGCACTCTGGCAAGTCATGCGAGAAATGAATCCTCAATTCGGAACAATGGAAGAAAGCATGGAATCACTAAATGGAACTGTCGAGACATCTGGAAAGACTGTAGATAAATTGCAAGTGGCCATGGGACGCTATAGAGATAATACTTCATCTGCAACAACCAATACAAAAAACTTAATTCAAAAGCTTAAAGGGATTAAGTTGACCGGAGTTTGGAAATCACTTGCAGATGAGCTGAGAGATACACTGGATAGCGTAACTGAATCTTTAAAATCTGATAAATTTGCACTAGGAATCAGCAATACCTTAACTGACATGTTTGATAAGGAATTCAAAGTAAATTTAAAGGCAGGATCACTTGATACCAGTGAGCTTACCCAAAAAGACAAGACAATCCAAGGTGCATCAGCAAATGTTGTGAGTGCTAAAAATGCACTTCCAGACTATGCAAAAAAACTTGATTTGGTAGCAAATTTGACAAGCAAACAAGATTCAATTACCGATAGAGTGATCAGCGGTTTGACAGGTTGGATGACTGACTTCCAGAATAGGGTTCCGGAAAATAACCGATGGTTCAGCGGATTGACAGGCTGGATGACAGATTTCCAGAATAGGGTTCCAGAGAACAATCGTTGGTTTAGTGGATTAACAGGTTGGATGACGGACTTCCAGAATAGGGTTCCGGAAAATAACCGATGGTTCAGCGGATTGACAGGATATGTTAATCAGGTAGAAAAGCAACCCGGTTCATCACTTATTTTAAAAGGTATTCACGGAATAATTTCGAGCATCACAAACATTCTCGGAGGAAAAGCAGAAGGTGGAGCCTTTTATGGTGGAAGATGGCATGATATACCACAGTTTAGCAGTGGAGGAGTCATCACAAAAGACTTCATGTCAAGCTTTAGCGCCATTCCACGATATGCAGGTGGTACTGTAAATGCAGGCTCAATGTTTATTGCAGGAGAGGCTGGACCAGAACTTGTGGGACATGTAGGCGGCAGGACAGAAGTACTCAACGAATCGCAGCTTGCAAGCGTGATGCAAAGTGCAGTAGCAGAAGGAATGCAAGCTGCAATGTCACAAATGGGTGGCGGCGGAAATGTAACCGTCAATGTCACACTTCAAGGCGATGCAAGGCGCATTTTTGAAGTAGTGAAGAATGAGAATAATTCACGTGTTATGCAGACAGGCAAGGCACAACTTTTAACGTAAAGGAGGGAAACGATGTAATGGATGGCCCAGTAAAAACTGTAATCATAAGTGGATTGGAGTTGAAAGCTAAAGATCTGACGATAACAGATAACATCATCTGGAGCCGCAATACGGGGCGAGTTGCGTCTGGCGATATGGAAGGTGACGTCAAAGCAAAGAAAATTAAGTTAAATCTTACGCTGGCGCCTTTGGATGATGAAGAAGCAGCAGCTTTTGCTGCTGCAATAGAACCACCATTTTTTCCGATCACTTTCCGAAATCCGAAGTCTGGGAAAACAGAAACACGCAAATTTTATGTTGGAACGCCAACATATCCGGTGTATTCATACGCCGATATACTGCCCAGATATGTTGGCGTTGCCGCAAATTTTATTGAAAAATGAGGTGTCAAAATGAAGATGTCAAATAGAGCACTAGTAAAAACAATCAATGGACTTTTATCGTTTAAAAACAATGGTGTAAGGAAACCAATTAAGGCAATTTATGCAATCAACCACAATATTGAAATGTTGGATAAAGCTGCGATTCCTTTTCAAGAATCAAGAAATGAATTGGTTGAAAAGTACTGCGATAAAAAGAAAAATGGCGACATTGTCCCTAAAAAGGGAATGGAGCAAAATTTAGAAACGGAGTTGGGTGAATTACTGGATGGAATTGAAGTTGACGTAGATGTTTACAAAATTCCAATTAGCCTGATCGAGAATATAGAAGCATCAGAGCTTGAATTTGAAGCAATTAGCATGATGCTTGAGGAAAGTGAGGTGAAAAAAGCATGACATATGATTATATGGTGAAACAAGATGGACAGTTTTATAAGCCTGGTCAAGAAGTGCCAGATATGGGTACATTGGTATGTACGTCTGCGCAAGGCAATATACGTAGTTATGAGGGACTTGTAAAAGATGTAGACAGACTTCCGACGTATGTTGCAACAGGCAGCTCTTTTCTGGCAAGTGATACTGGCGATTACTACAAATTTGAAGAGTCAACGCAGCTTTGGAACAAAATATAAATAGGAGGCGGCAATGAAACCAGAGGATGTGCTTGGAATTGTAATCCAAAAGTTAAGAGATGGTGGTGTTACTGATGAACAGATCAGTAACGCAGTAGAGAAATATTATAATCGGCATCCATTAGAGACTGACAAGACATTAAGCGTTTCTGGTGGAGTTGCGGATGCAAAGGCGGTCGGAGATGAACTTGCTGGAAAAGTATCTGGTATAGGAATTGAACTGTTTTACAACGAAGAAAAGCAATGTTTAGCCGTAAAGGTAGAGGGGTAAGGTGATGATATGGGACTTTGGACTGAATATAAAAAGAAAACAAAAGTAGAGTCATCAGACACCTTTCTTGTCTACGATATGCAGGATGGTGTACGACAAGTCACAGGGGACAATGTTAGGACGTCATTCCGTGATGTTCCTGATACCACACTAAAAAAGCCAGATGCACCAGCTGAATCTAAAGTAGTTGGAGATAGGCTAGCAAAGATTGAATTAAAAAACAATGAACAAGACACAACGTTAAAAACAAAGGCCGGCGGAAGTGGAATTGAGTTTTTTTACAATGCAGCTAAAGGCTGTTTAGCCGTAAAAGTCACAACTGAGTAAGGAGATTAATTGCATGGCAGAGACAAAAATATTGAATCTAGCAAGTTTCGAAGATGTAGAAACGTTGAAACAAACAACAAAATCGCAGGGTGAAGAAATAAGTCAGGTAAAGCAGGATTTAGGTAATATTGATTATATTGTATTTGAAGATAAAATAAATAAATTGACATTTAACTCTGAGGGTACATCAAGCAATATAGCTTTGAATGGTAATACAATAACATCAATAAATGCTACGAAGGAACAATACAAAGCCTTTATAAATACATCTCTGTTTGAAAATGGTAAAAAATATATTGTTGTAATGAAATTCAAAAATGATAGTAGCACCAATATAACAGTATATGCCAATGCTTTTTCATATGCGTTTCAGGCATCAATTGGAAAAACACAGAGTCTTGGAATTGGAAAATCTGAAACATCAGTAATGCCATATACTGCCAAATCAGACATTAGAGGATTTTCTATATATTCAACTACTGAGAATGCATCATATACGGTTGATATTTATATTTACGATGTAACAGACAAAGATATTTCAAATATTGATTTTTCTGTTGGTGGAACAAAAATTAAAATTTTAAAATCTGATTTAGAAAAGCCTTATTTAGAAAAGCCTTATTTTGGTAAAATATTATGCACCTATGGAGATAGCATTACTGCTCAACAGACATGGCAAGATTATGTTCAGCGAGAATTGGGATTTTCTAAATATTATAATCATGGTGTTGGAGGAAGACGTTTGATGGCAATGGCTACAGATGAATGTCTTGCCGAAATCACGGAAGATTTTGATGTCATACTTGTTATGGGGGGAGCAAATGATTGGGTACAAGATAGAACAATAGGCACAGAAAATGATATTAACACAGATGATCAAACATTTACTGGCACATTCTATGGTGGACTAAATGCTCTGATAAAAAAATTAACAACAAAATACCCAACAAAAAGAATCGTTTTTATGACACAAACACCAACAAAAAATAGCAATGGTGAAAATTTCTTTTTGAAAAAAGGTAGTGCTGATGGGTTAAAAAATTCTAATGGCGACACAACTAGAGATTTTGCAAAGGCAACTTTAAGTGCATGTGGGAATAATCATGTTCCCTGTATTGATTTGAACAGCTTGGTTGGTTGGAACGAAAACAATATTTCCTCGTTTGTACTAAATGAAAATGATATGTTTTTTCATCCAACATCTATTGGTGGCAAAAGAATGGCAGAATGTATTAGTGGGTTTCTTGAATCTATACAGAGCATCAAGTAATTAACTAAATTAGGCAAGGGCTGCTTGGCAAAAATTTCCAAATTATAAAAAATATAAAAATCCTATTAAAAAAGCTGCACAAGGATTGACTTCTTGTCCAATGTGTTCTATGATGATGGTGTAACATAAATATTACATAGGCAAAAGGCAAGTGATAAATCGGTAAAGATGGGTATAAAAAAGGAGAGCTGTTTTCCTTCCTGGCAGTCGGAACAGCTCTCACACACCTGTCATTGCTGACAAAAATCATTATACTTTATGCCTCCCATTTTTTCAAGTACGGAGGACAAAAAAGTGAAAGAAATTTTTACAAGTGAGTTAATGGCAAAACTTAGCGTGATTATCCCATCAGATCTCCTAAAAGACGTGCAAACAATCATTGAGCTGCAAATTGATGACTACGAGATAACAAAAAGGAATACAGAAGTGGTTCTGTATGAGGATTTTACGCCAAGTTGGTATCAGGCATACATAGTAAGCCAAAAAATCGAAGGTATGAGCGATGACAGCCTTAGACAGTATATGATATACCTAAAGAATTTTTTTGAGTGGCTACAGGACATACAAAAACCGAACAAGTTACCTAAGTGCAAGAGCTAAACTTATGCTAATTGACTATCTGAAAAGTCGTAAAGGCGATTCAGAAGCACTTTTTACTGGAGAAAGAGCACCGTATGAGAGACTTAAAAAGCCGGCAGTAGAAAAGATTATCAAACAGATCGGGAAAAGATCAGAAGTTAACCGAAGAGTTTATCCTCACTTGATCCGTCATACTACTGCAACAGATTGCTTGGAGCGAGGAATGGACATCACGGAAGTTCAGCAGCTTTTGGGGCATGCTGATATATCTACAACGATGATTTACGCAAAGCGAAATAGCCAAACTGTAAAATTCAAGCATCAGAAATACATGAACTAAAGAATTTTTAATACCGTGGGCAAAATACCTGCGGTATTTTTATATACGAAAAAATCCTTGGAGGAGGGAAACACTATGTATCAGGTATCAGAAGCATTAGATAAAGTTATATCAGGCAGCGGAAGAACGTTCTACGCAAGGCTAAACGGAATATCAGATGGAATCCAAGAGATAGTGCAAACAAATTTCTCAACTCCTGATAGCTATTTTTATGTGGGTGGAGCTATAGCTTCCAAAATAGAAGTATCTATGTTTACAAAATCGCAAGAATTTGTAAAAGGTACGGAAGTAAGATTTGAAATCGGAGCAACAGCTGATAGCACTATAGAATGGATACCAATGGGGTATTTTACAATAAAAGAGCAAAAAAAAGACCGAAATCTGCTTACTTTTACAGCATATGACAGGCTAGAGTCAAAGTTAGCTAAAGCATATAAAAGTAAAATTGTGAAGTATCCAGTAGAAAGCAAAGAATTTTTGACTGATATAAGTGAACAGACAGGTGTTGAGTTTGACACAAGCAAATTATCTGATAGCTTGATGATTGACAAAATATTGACGGTTAACGACCAGTCGGGAGAGAAAACATACAAAGAGCCGTTTGACGGTTTTACGATGCAACAGGTGGTTGGATACATCGCACAACTCCATGGTACATTTGCTACATGCGATAGAAACGGAAAAGTAACGTTTAGATGGTACGAAGCGTTAACAACTGACCATTCGGGGAAAATAGGTGATACAGCAGGCAGCTATTTAAAAGACCAGAACCTATCGTTCATTTATAATACAATTGAATTTTTAAAAGAATCACACACGTATCTGATTAAGACCAATAGATATTTTGATGATCTGCTACAATCAGAAACGATGTGCCAAATCTCAGGCATCAGCTGTGATACAGAGAATAATCATTATGAGTCAGGAACAAATATAAATACAAATTTAAGCAATCCAGTAATGACACAGGAATGGCTCAATAAAATCCTTAAAAAAATAAAGGATATGAGCTATTATCCAGTGTCATTTTCATTTATGGGAGATCCGAGACTTGACGTAGGTGATGTCGTTACAATAGTTGATGCTAAAAATAATCTTATAGATGTTCCAGTGATGCAGCACACCATTACATTTGATGGTGGCTTACTGTCGGAAGTGGCATCTTATGGATTTGAAGAAAAAGAGGTGAAAAGTCCATCTGAAATAGCGTTGCAACGAGTTAAAGATGATATTCTTAGCCTTCAAGAAATTACGGCAAAAAAAGCCACATTCAATCAGTTAAACGCTGTAGATGCAAAGATCACCAACTTGCAGGCAAGCTCAATCACGGTAAATGATGCAAATATATTATTTGCCAGACTTGATAAAGCGAATATTCAGCAGGGGTGGATAACAAGTGTAATGATTGGTGATGCACAAATTACCGATGCAAAAATTCAGGATATGTCTGCTGATAAAATAACAGCAGGCGTTATAGATGCCTCAGAGGTCTCTATCATCAATTTAGATGCTGTCAGTATCACCACAGGCACTATTACTGGACTAGATGCATTTTTTAATAAGACCTTTAAGGTAATTAGTCCAACGTCAGATACGGAGGAATTTATAATTAGTGCAACGTCAGAAAGTGTTATGATCGGTACAAGAATGAAATCTGGTGAACTATATCTGCATAAAGCAATGATAAGCATTGGTGATGAAGATATGGCTATAACAACAAAAGGCTATTTACGTTTAACTGGTTCACAACACTTAAGTCTTGCATCAGCGAATGATATAGTGTTATTCCCTGGCGTGTCAAATAGCGAAAAAGATGTATACATCAACGACGGCTCAACCAATAACGCAATATTGCATGTTGGAAACTTTGAAAATTTAATAACGACAGTTGAGAATTCCCGAAACTCAAAAAAATTGAGCGGAATGGAAATAGTTGATGCCTCAAAGAATATTTCGAACGCAATTCCATGGATTGACCAGACTGGTGTGATGGAGATTGGAAAATATTTGGATTTCCATGAGTGGAACGCAGATAATACTGATTTTAGCGCTAGGTTGGAAGTTTTTGAAAAAACATTGCGAATAACCGCAGGAATAACTACTGCACTAGACCTTAATGGAGTTGGAAATGCATCATACATAAAATTTAGTGGAAGTGGAACAACGCTAGGATGGATTGGCTTAAACAGGAAAGATGGATCGCTGATGTTGTACGACAGCAACGAAAAAGAATATCGCATATTAGACGAGACATCTATATCGTTTGGAACAGCAGAGCCAATTAGCAATGGAAGAAAAGGCGATATCTATATTCAGACATCTGATAGTGGAAATGGATGGAAAAAAGCTGTTGCAATTTATTATTATTCCAACTGAAATGATAGGGAACACCCTATCATTTCAAATTATTAAGATAAGAATCTTTCCTCTCACAAACAGATTGCTTTGCTTGCTGTATTGATTCTTCTAAATGTTTCAAGTCAGGCTCTATAAAAGCATCTTTAACCTCACCGCGTGCCTGCCGAATCAGAAAATTGTCGAGATATGCTTGAGCTGACGTTATACGGTCAGCAAGCGGCAATTTGTTTAATGCCGTAAGCATATCAAGTTGTGCGTGCCAATCAGACCCAGTATCACAAAAGACATTGTAATACAGACGTTTCAGATACGCAGCATCTTCGTGCTTTAAGTATTCCTGCAGAGCAGACAGTGTCTCGTTGTCTTTTTTAGGATGATAAATGCGTTCATATTTATCTGGATCATAGATAGCCATAAGACATTTTTCCACATCGACACCACATCTGTCAAACCACTCTAGCAGCGCTGGGAAGTCTGGCGCACCAAGACCATTCTCCCAGTTTTTTATTGTTCCTACGCTCTTTCCGAGTGCTTTTGCCAAATCCATTTGTGACAATCCTGCGCTTTTGCGCACATAAATAATGACTTTTATAAGCCGTTCAGTATCAGCTACTCGATTTCTCATGTCAAAAACCACCCTTCATATTCGTTCAAAATGTCATTTTTACAATAAATTGTACTTTAGCAAAAACAAAAAGTATAATTTATTGGCTACATCAAACAAAAGGTAAAGTCAAAGTTTTCTGGCACTTGAAAGTTTGGAAAATAGCCAAAAAACTTTGACCGAAAAAAATGTGAACAAAGTCAATACAATTGTAGTCACCAGTGCTATTATCTATACCATAGCAGAAAAGAGAAAGGAGGCTACTAATGATGACAGTTTACAACTGCAAAGCAACAGAGTCAATGGTTAATTTTGCCATTATTCATGGCAAATTACTAGACAATTTTACAACGTTAGACTGTTTAGAAAGTGATTTTTGTTCAAACACTATTGAGACAAGCCGTTTGAGTGGAGTAAAGGATGAAATACCAATCGCTGTTGCAAAGGATAGAATCGGAGCTTTAAAGCGCCAGGAGGAAGTGACAGTGATCGGAGAATGGCGAAGCAAGAATTATTACACCAGTGACGGCAAAAGGCATGTACAGCAGTACTTTCTGATCCGTGAAATCAAAGTAGAAAGTGGGGAACATCGAAACCAAATTGCATTGACTGGGTATTTATGCAGCAAACCGATATATCGCACAACACCATTAAAAAAGGAGTTATGTGAGCTTATAGTTGCTGTAAATCGCCCATATGGCAAGAGCGATTATTTACATTGTATTGTCTGGAACCAACTCGCTCGAAAGGCATCAAATTTAAAGGTTGGGGAAAAAATTAGACTGTCTGGAAGAATCCAGAGCAGAACTTATATCAAAAGAGAACATGAAACAGAAACAATTAAAGTTGCATACGAAATTTCTGTGGATACATTTGCAAAGGAAAGGTGATTATATGTGTGATGTGGTTAGACGTTTTTTAGATAGTATCGTGGAATTAAAAGGCAACGAATATGTAAAAAGAGCGATTGCATATATATCCACGTTTATTCCGGAAGGAAAACGTAACGAAATGGAATTGCTTGATTTTTTGTATCAGTTAACAGATAGAGATGACGTAAAGGAATATCGCTGTGAGCTGATCGCACAGGCAATGACAAGAGAATAGAGGAAAGAGAGGGCAATGAATGGCAGAAAGCAGAACTGAAAAGGAGATTGAAAAAGATGCTGAAGAAGCAACGATGCGGTGTTATAAGAAAAAGATCAGAGAGCTCTTGAGGAGTGAAGAAAGATTGAGCACACTCAGAGTCGTCTATTATATCTTGACAAAATAAAAAGAGGGCATCCAGTAATGGGTGTCCTCTTAATGTTTTACTGGGCTGAAACAATTTTATCATTCTGCTCCAAGATATCAGATGCATCTTTCCATGCATAGTTAATCTGGATTGTGCTTGGAGCGGCAGCATCCTTACCATAATCACAAGAGTGGATTGATAAGATGCAGGTCTTTGTTTCCCAAACAGTAAAATGACCATCATAGAGATTAAATATAAATGAGTCGCCCTTATTCGAGAAAGAATCTTCGTCATAATCCTGTGAAGGTTCGCCATAAGTAGCTGTTAATTGCTCTTTTAAATCATTTGCCATTGGGCTAACATCATTTGTATTAAATTCGTATGTAACACCGTACAGCATAGCATTTGCCACATTATAGTCAATTACACCGTCTGCTGAAGGGCAAACAAAATACGCATATACAGAAGATGTTGTATATCCAAAGGCTGGCTGCTGATAGTTTGAAGCGAAAGCACTTGCCATAAAACCAGTCGAATCATAGTCAACACCAGTAATTCCACCATAGATAATATCATCAACTGAATAGACAGGAAGCGCCTGATCTATAGATGCTTGGAGGTTAAGTTCTGGTGTTAAGCTCTGCACACTCGCAAAATTTGTCCCCCACGGAATATCCTTGAACAGGATATCACCGTCTGGGAGTTCTGCCTCGGTTTCTGCCTCAGAACTCTCTTCCTCATCACCCTCAAGCAATTCATTATATAGTTTAAGAAGATCGTTGTAGTCTTTGAGCAATTCATTATACTTTGCTTCATAATCAACAGAAGTTTCTGCTTCTGTCTCTACTTCACTTTCTGCAAATACTGGCACTGCTTGCAATGCCATACAACTACACAGTACAGCTACAAATTTCTTTTTCATGTCCTTTTCTTCCTTTCCTTTTGTGCTTGTGTTGCACTATGTAAATAGTATAAACAGGTTTTCACAAAATAGCAACCAGAAATTCGCCTTGTATACAAAACAAATGGGTATCCGCATTACGGATACCCACTGTCTGGTTAATTAGTTTTGTTTGTCATTGGTGCCTGGCGGAAAGATGATATCTTTTCCTGCAAGAAGAGTATCAAGCACTTGTTCCAATTTCTCCCAGTCTGAATCCTTCATTTGCGCAAGATAAAGGATTAAACGCTTTTTGAAATTTTCATCGCCTGCTATTGCAAGCGTGCCAAGAAATGATGCAATCTCTTCTGATGGCGTAATGTCATTAAACATATTGCCTTCTCCAGTAAGGAGCCAAGTTTCATTGACAGCATATTCCTTGCAAATGTTTGTGATAACAGGATTTGAAGGAACAATTCTTCCGCTTTCATATTGAGCTATCGTATTACGCGCAACACCAATTTTAGAGCCAAATTCCTCTTGCGTCATTCCAAGCTCCTGCCTTAATAATTTAAATCTTGTTTTCATTGTATTTTTCACCTCCTTTCACTTTGCATTGTACCACATAACAATAAAGAAGTCAAATAAAAAAGTCTGTAAAACAACAAAAATATAATAAAAACAACAAAAAAAGGTCTTGACAATGTAAAGTTAAAGACGTATACTGTTCTTAGAAAACAACAAACAAGCACATTGAAAACTAAACAGAAAGGAGTCGAAACATGGAACTCTTGAGAATTAACTACGAGTCAGAGCAGCCGACTGTATCGGCAAGAGAACTGCATGAGGGACTTGAGATCAAGACAGCCTTTAAAGACTGGTTTCCGCGGATGACAGCATATGGATTTGAGAAAAATCAAGACTTTATATTGGTCGCTCAAAAAAGAGCGACCAATAATCCAAAGAATCCTATAACAACTTACAATGATTATCAAATCTCCATCGACATGGCAAAACAGATCTGCATGATTCAGCGCACTGAAAAGGGTAAGCAGTACCGCCAGTATTTCCTTGATCTGGAAAAGGCATGGAATACACCAGAACAGGTGATGGCACGAGCCTTAAAGATTGCCAATAACGAGATTGATAAGCTCAAGGCAGATAATAAGGTACTGATTGCAGACACAGAGCGCATGAAGCCAAAGGAAATCTTTGCAGATGCAGTGGAGTCTAGCAGGACCTCAATTCTGATCGGAGACATGGCAAAACTGATTTGCCAGAATGGCCACGAGATCGGGCAAAACAGACTCTTTGAGTGGATGCGTCAAAACGACTACCTAATTAAATGTGGCGGTAGTAAAAACATGCCGACACAGAAGGCGATGGAACAGAAACTCTTTGAAGTTAAGGAGCGTACCGTTGTGAATCCGGACGGAAGCGTCAGAATCACAAGAACAACACTTGTAACTGGTAAAGGGCAAATCCATTTTATCAACAAGTTCGCCAAGATGAAGGCAGAAATGATAGCAGAAGTTACATAAGAAAGAAAGGAACAAACAATGCTTGATATCAACAAGTTTGTAGTACTTAAAGATTGCATGTACTACGAGGGAATGCATAAGTATTACATATTCCAGTTTGATAGTGCATACACACTACTTGCTGACACAAACAGAGCAATCTTGTACAGAGCAGAAAGCTTTGCTGACATGATTAGCTACGTTGAAAGAATGGAAACATGCAGAAAGGAGGTGCAGGCGTGATGACAGATAAAAAGGAAAAGTCTAAGACAACATACCGTTTTTTGACTGAACAGAAAAAGCGCACTTTACAGAAGTTGAGCGAAGTGACAAATAGCTGCTCCAGCATCCAGAATAACTATTTGCTCGGCTTGATAGAGAACATGGCCACAACAACATCGTAAGCAAAAAAGAAAAGTTGCAAATATAAATTAAGAGAGGTGATAAAAGATGTTCTGGATGACTAAAAAGATGCCAGATAAGACCGCAGGCTATCTGCTGTGTACAATTAGATGGGGCGAGACTAGACTTACCCATGAGTATTATTGGGGACCAGACCCAAAGAACAGATTTAGATGGTGGGTTTCGAAAGAAGCTTGCCAGGCGAATTTGCCAGATGGTGGATTTGAAGATTCTGGTTATGAAATTGTGGCTTGGGCTAGAATGCCTGAGCCATATAGAAAGGAAATGTATGAATCTAAGAGAAATATTGCCGCATTTGAGTGGAGAAATGAGCAGAGACGCGGAGCTGCTGAAAGAAACAGCAAAGCAGGGCGACACTGTTGTGCTGAATGTAAAAACGCCAGATGGAACACTGGTAACGGTCAACGCGGTAATTAAAGCGAAGTACCCACATGTGGTACATATGCAGTATCAAACTGCAAAGGGATATGTAGTAAACACATCATTTGCTTGGAAGAAGCTGTTAATGATAATGCTGAATCCAAGCAGCATTGAAGATAATGAAGAAGGAGAGTGATCAACAATTTTTATTTACCATGGGGAAAGCAAAAAGCAATTGCTTGAAACAGCAACACGGCTGCTTCCATGTTTAACAGAAGAACAGCTTGCCTACATTATTGGAATGGAGCAGGCAGAGGAATATAAAGAAAAGGAAGGAGCGAAAGAAAATGATAAATCTGTACTTTAATGCAGAGCTTACAGGATTGCATAAAGACACAACCCTAATAAGTATCGGGATTGTATCTGCAAGTGGTGAATCTTTTTACGCAGAATTTAATGATTTTGCAGACTATCAAATTACACCTTGGATTAAGGAAAATGTATTGTCAAATACAGTGGTAAAGGGTGAGAACAAAGAACTTGCAGAGTTGCTAGACAAGGAAAACACCGTATTTGTGGTCGGTAGTAAATATGAGGTACGAGAATCACTTCTTGGATGGCTTGAGCATTTTGAGAGCGATACTCAATTTGTGTCAGATACGTCTCATTACGATTTTGTATTACTGGTTGATCTTCTGGCAAGTTCTGCACTGGAGCTTCCTAATTACATATCAGCAAGTTGCCATGACATCAATCAGGATATTGCAAGGGTGTTAAGGATTTCTGACAAGGAAGCTTTCGATTTGTCACGTGAAGAACTTTTAACAAAGCTGGGAAAGCCACTTCCCAAAGGGGTAAAACACAATGCATTGTATGATGCCAAGATCATTCAGGCGATTTATCGCCAGTTACAATAAGCCTATGAAGTTAACAGAGGAGCAGCGGTTAGAACTGATTGGGCATATCTACAGAAGAGTGGATGCAATAGCGCCAAGGACTGGAAGGACGGCAACAGAAATTAAAAGAGCTAGGCAGAAAGCCATGAAAGGGTTGATCCAGAGCTTTTCAGATGAATTTGGCGTGAGAGCAGAACGCTTATGGAAACAAAATGAAACATTGAAATTTAGAGGATGCAGCTTATATGACTTGCACGAGTTCATAGACTGTTACAATCCACCAGAGAAGAAAAGAAAGGAGAGAGCAAATGGTTGTAGTGAACAGCGGAGAAAGTTACCTCGGTGCAGAAATCCGCGAATGGTGCAGCCACTCCAAGGAGCAGGATGCAGCAATAGTAAATACAAAGTACTATAGCGGTTTCAGAGAACCAAATGACGAAGCATTCTACTTTGTTGAGAAAGATGGAGAAAACATTTCAAAATATAGAGTTGTACGTGATTTAGTTAAGTCACCACGACTATAAGAAAGGAGACAGACATAAGCAAAGAACTTGAAGCTGCAAGAGCATTGGTAAAAATGCTTGAAGAAAGAGAGCAGAGTAACAAGGTTAAACTGGAAAGCTTAAAAGCCGGAGAAACATTTTGCATTGGAGAGGATGATTATATTGTCCTCGAACAGCACGAAGGAAAAACCAAGGTTATCTCGAAGGATTTTATAGCAGAAGACAGAAAATTTGCAGATGATACAGTGAATTACAAAACATCTGGACTTAGAAAATGCATCGAAGCTGAAATCCAGCCAACTATTGAAAATGAAGTCGGAGCAGAGAATCTTGTGGAACACAGAGTTAGCCTTGAGACGGTAGACGGTCAGAACGACTACGGAGAGCTGACTTGCAAGGTTCGCCCAATCACTTTTGACGAGGCCAGAAAGTATAACAACTTGATTGTTAATAATGATTTGGATGATTGGTGGTGGACTTGTACAGCATGGACTAGTCCAAACCGTGAATACAATCGTTCAATCGCCGTTGTTCTTCCGTCCGGCGGCATCAACTGCTACATTTGCCTCAGCAGCAACGGTGTTCGCCCGGTTTGCATCTTAAAATCTAACATCTTTGTATCAAAGAAAGGAGAGTAGATGGCTGAATTAACATTAGAAGAACTGCAAAAGCAGTTCAATGATCTAAAGAAAAGAGTAAGCATCTTAGAAAGTAATTCAAAAAGAAAAATTGATGTTGAGCCTAAAGCAGGCAATCAGTTCGAACTTGCAGGGCTAAAATGGAAAATCATTGATGTTCTTGATTTGGGCTGTATGTGCCTTGCAGAAAAATCAGAGAAATCAATGACATTTGATTCGAACTGCAATGACTGGAGAACTAGTGAACTGCGCCAGTATTTGAATAATGATCTCCTCAGAAAATTAGAAAAGGAAATTGGAGAGGAAAACATTATTGAATTTGAAAGGGATTTGTTATCTGTTGATGGGCAGAAGGAATATGAAAAGTGTAAGGATAAGGTATCAATGCTTACACTTGACGAGTATAGAAAATGCAGAAGTCTGATCCCAAACGAAGAGTATTACTGGTGGTTACTTACTCCATGGAGTACGCCGTGCAACGAATATTATAAATGGGTGGCCGTTGTTCTTCCGTCCGGCCGCTTCAACGGCAACTGTTGCGACTACTGCTGCGGTGTTCGCCCAGTTTGTATCTTTTCCCCTTCAATCTTTGAATCTAAGGAGAAGTAATTAAGTGGCAGAAGAACTCAGAGTTATTCTTAAAGCAAAAGAGCTGGCAAAGCATACTTTAATAATAACTTCTAATTGTAACCGTTATCCAAAAAAATATAGGTTCTCACTCGTAGATAAAATGCAAAATAAAGCACTTGAGATTTATGAGCATTTATATGAAGCGAACCGAACAGATTTGAGACTTTATCCTAAAGAGCGATCAGAACTCCAGACAAAAGCAATAACGAAATGTGATGAGTTATTGTTCTATATTGAATTGTCAATGGAGTTGAACATCATCAACAATAAAAGTACAGAATATTGGTCGAAGATGGTTTCAGATATAAAGCATATGGCAATTGCCTGGAGGACTAAAGACAAAGAAAGATAATAAAATTAGGTTATTTGCTGTTAAGACCGTTGTTCTTCCGTCCGGCAACATCAACAACAACAATTGCAACAACAGCAACGGTGTTCGCCCATTCTGTGTCAAGCAGGCCGTCAGAGTAGGCATTAAGCCGAAATCAGCAAAAGATACAAAAAAGCAAATGACCTTTCCAAAGAGGATAAATACAAAGGAATTTTTACTATGGATAAAGATCTTATATGCGATTTTCAAAATTTATACAAAGCATACCGAAAAACGAAATCTGGCAAGAAATTTAATGGAAGTTGTGCGAGATTTCAAACAATGAGTCTTGAAGGGCTTCACATATTGAAAGAACAGCTTGAGAATCAGACGTACAGTATGAACCCGTATAACAAATTCAAAATATATGAGCCGAAAGAGCGAGAAATCAAGTCCTGCACTTTTAAGGACAAAGTAGTTCAGAATTGTCTGTGTTATACCGTTCTTAGACCAAGACTACAGTCTCAATTTATTCGAACCAATTATGCAGGCCAGATAGATAAAGGTACTCATTTTGGAATGGATTGCCTGAAAGAACAGATGCTAAACTTTTACGAAGAACACGGAACAAATGGATGGATTTTAAAGTGCGATATACGAAAATTCTTTTACACCATAGAACATGATCCGGTGAAGGATATAGTAGATTATTATTTCTACGACGAATATACAGTATGGTTAAATCATTTGTTCATTGATAGTGTTGAAAGCCCAGGTCTTCCACTCGGAAATCCTGTTGCACTAATGTATGCACTTCTTATGCTTGATGGACTTGACCATTTTATAACTGGCGAGCTTGGAATAGATAAATATGGGCGCTATTCAGATGACTTTTATTTGATATGTTCAAGCAGAAGTTACGCAAAGTGGTGCAAAGAAGCTGTAGAAGCTTTTGTTAGTACCCTTGGACTATCGTTAAATGGGAAGACACAAATAGTTCCATTCCGTAAGGGAATTTCGTTTTTGGGATTTCATCATTACGTAACAGAAGATGGAAAGTACATCAGGAAAATAAAAGGCGAAAATAAGCGGAAAATAAAGAAGAAATTGAACAGCTGGGCAAAAGCTGTGAAGGCAGGAGAGATGATGTCCACAGAGTTTTATACAAATTATAACGCGTGGAAAAATCATGCACTTCACGGGAATTGCAAGAAATTATGCCATTCTATGGACCTTTACGTAGAAGAATTGTTGAAAGGAGCGAGCCAATGAATTATGTAAAAGCTCGATATGAGGGCAGTAAAAGAAGCTATTGCTTCGTGACAGAGGAAGATTTAAAGCCAGGAGACGAAGCAGTAACTCCAAGCGGCACAAAAGTCACAGTGGTAGATGAGCCGGCAGACCTTTCATGGATAGAAGCCTATGGAAGAAGCAATATCAAGATGATCAAAAGAGCACCAGAGATCAACGAAGCAGAGTGTAAGAACTGCACATCGTGCTGCAACAATAAGACAAAAACAAAATAAGGAGGATAATATGAGCACTAGATTTACAATTAAGGCCGGATTAACTTTTAATACCGTTCTTGTCGAGGACAAAAAAACAGGTGAGATGGGCGTGGGAGTTTATAAAAATAATGTTGATGATATCAGCTTTTTATCAGCATTAAGTAAAGCGTCAGATGAGCTACTGAAAAAATTGGAAGGAAGAAAACAAGATGAAGATCTGGAAACTGTGCACGAACAGCGAAAGGAACCAGAAGAGGAAAAGGAAGAACAGCCGACATGCTATAGCGGAGCTATTGAGATTGCAAAAGGTGATAACGTGCTTTTTCCAACAGGGTTGAAGCTTAAAGTGATACAAGGCAGAATGTCATATATTACAGGCAATTTACTACATGACATTTCTGCAGCCCTTATATTTAGCGGTAACACATTCAAATCATTTGATGATTTGAGCGAGTTTTTTGGCAAGATGCACATTGAGATTAAGGAGGGCGAGGAATAATGGCAGATACAGCAATTGTAGAGAGTGGAAAGCAGGCTGTGCAGCAGTCAACAAAGAGAGTAACCGATTATAGTCTTGGAATCTTTGGAACGAGTGACAATTTCATTATGGCTATGCAGATGGCAAAGGCACTGGCTGAATCCACAATTGTTCCGGCTATATACCAGAAGAATCCGTCCAACTGTTTAATCGCCATCGAAATGGCGCAACGAATGGGTGCGAGCGCAATGATGGTTATGCAGAATTTATATCCGATTCAGGGTAGACCGTCTTGGAGTTCACAGTTTCTCATTGCAAGAATTAACAATAGCCGTAAATTCGACATGGAGCTACAGTACGAGGAAACAAAAGACAAAGACGGAAAACCTTTTTCTTGTACCGCTTGGACTACCAAAGACGGCAGACGAGTTGATGGTATGACAGTTGACATGCAAATGGCAAAGGATGAAGGCTGGATTGCAAAGAATGGTAGCAAGTGGAAAACAATGCCACAGCTCATGCTTAGATATCGCGCTGCTTCATTTTTTTCAAGACTCAATTGTCCAGAAGTCGCAATGGGACTTTATACAAAAGAAGAAGCAGAGGACAATGACTTTGAAGAATACACAAGTGAAAGTTTGCAGGAACAGATGGAGAAAGATATTTCAGAAAATGCAAATTCACAGGTATTTGAAGAACCAAATGAACAGAATAAGGAAGCAAACAAAGATGCTTTGCCACCTTTTATGTCTGCCTGATCGGGAGATAGCCTATGGATGAAATTAAATGGAGAATAGAAGGAATTTTCAAAGCCAATGCCGCAAAGTGTCTGGATGAAATCGGAAGAGATGCAGAGATAACGCCAGAACAAGTACTTGAGAAAGCAAGAGACGAACATTCAGAGCTTCATAAGTGCTTTGAATGGAACGATAGCATAGCAGCAGAGAAATATCGCTTGCAGCAGGCAAGACAGCTTATCCAGTTCTTTGTAGTTGTCCCAAAGCAGGACAATAAACCACCTATTAGGCATTTCCAGATCACAAGTCAGAGAAATGTGTATATGCCAACAACGCATTTTGCAACACAACCTGACGAGTATCGGAAGTTGCTGCAGAGGGCTTACGCAGAGCTAAGAAGTTTTCAAAATCGGTATAAGTTGCTTTCTGAGTTAGAGAGCGTATTTGAAGAAATCGACAAGATAGCCGTCTAAACAGTTTCAATGCTTAATTCGAGTGTTCTATGGATGGTGTAACGGTATGCACCATCTGGAAACTATACGAGAAAAGAAATGGCTCATATGCCAAAGACTTAACAAAAAGAACACCGAACGATAAAACAAAACAGGACAAAACACTACAGTATAAGACATAACATTGCATCATTCATAGAGCATTCGAGTTAAGCAAATTTTATGGGCTAACACGAGGTGGTAAGTAAACCTCAATAAGATAAAAAAATATATCAAACAACAAAACAGCACATTGCAGCGTAGAACAAAACATTATAGGACAAAACAAAGCAGATTATTTACCGCTTCATACTAGCTCATAAATCAGAACATAACGCAAAAGCAAAAGGTATCCATTCTGTATGTGGCATAAGCAAGATGTCATAACAAAGTACAGGATAGTTTAAAACATCACAGAATACAACAATATACATAATTATGCATAGTTTATGCTATATACCGAGTGGATACCACAAAAACAAACTGGTAGCATTTGCAGGCAGCATGAGTTGCCAACACAGAACAGAACGCTACAGAACAGCACACCACAACACACGACATCACATTTCATGTTGTCTGCAAGTGTTACCAGAACACTTGAAGCTTCCGTTTGAGGCGCGGCATGAGCCGCAGAAAATAACATATGACAGTACAGCATATCACACAGCAGCACAAAATAGCACATAACATTGCATCACAACGTTCATGACGCGCCTCGAGCGAAAGCTTAGACCAAAACAAAAAAGGAGAAAACAAATTATGGTAAAGAAGGAAGAGACACAGGTTATCGAATTGAAACCGTTAAGCATCAAGCAGGCAAGAATTACTATTGCAGGTGATGGAGATTTGGTGCTCAATAAGATGAATGATTGCAGTGCCAGAAAGCTGACCGATGAGAGAAAGAACAAGGCTAAGGACACAGCAGCTACAAATGTGTGGGAAGAAGTGATCACATCTATGCACTGGTATGGCGGAAAGCCTACAGACTTCACAGAGGAAAGTTTGAGAGAAGCGCTGACCAATAATGCTCCATGTATTACAGCATTTGGTTTGAAAAAGTCGTTTGGACAGGCTGTTGTACAGAACAAGATTGATACTTACGCAACTAAGTTCAACGCTGCTGTAAATGTCATTGCAAAGGGCAATCTGGTTCCGATCAAGTTTGCAGAGCATTTTATTGATGAAAAGCTTATGTCACCAAAGAAGGGCGCTCCAGTGCTTGTACGACTGAATAGATTTAGCGGATGGAGCGCAACTTTTACAATTCAATATACGGAGAATGCATATTCTCTGGAACAGATTTTAAACATTATTCGTCTTGCAGGTTTTGGAAATGGAATTGGAAGCGGAAGAACAAGCGGTTACGGTCGTTACCACATTGAAAGCGTTGAGGGATAAATGTCATAGAACTTGAGAGAGGAGTTTTTTAGATGATTCTAACATGCTTAGCCAGCGGAAGTTCTGGTAATTGCTATGTTTTAAAGGATAGCAAAGGCAAGATGCTTCTTCTTGATGCAGGAATCCCGATCATGAAGATCAAAAAGGGATGCGATTGGAAGGTATCTGATATTGTTGGATGCGTTGTAACCCATAAACACAGAGATCACTCGGAAGCAGTCAGTGATCTGGAAGAAATGGGAATCCCAGTCTACAAACCTTATGAAGACAACTCTTATATCGGTGGATATGGTGAATTTAGAATTGTATCAGTTCCGATGAATGATGTGCATGGACACTTCAAACATACCGATGCAGACGGTACAGAGTGTCCGTGCTATGGATTCATCATCGAGCATCCAGAGATGGGGCGAATGCTCTACATTACTGATACAGAGTTTGTAAGGTGGCGATTTAAGGATATTGACCACATGTTGGTGTCTTGCAATTACCAAAAGAAGTACATTTCAGAGGATGTCACTGGTAAACGATTGCATGTCATTAAGGGGCATATGGAGTTAGAAACGTGTGCAGGCTTCATAGAAGCCAACACAACAGGCGCACTCCAGAACGTCATTATTTGCCATTTAAGCGCAAATAATGCAGTACAAGAGGAAATGCTCGCAAGAATAAAAGAAGTCGCAGGAATGGCAAATGTGGACGTTGCAGAAGCAGGTAAGACCTGGCAATTGTTTAATTACGAAACATGTCCGTTCCTGTAAGAAAGGAAAAGCAAATGAGCAATAAAGAAGTCTTGAAGATATTAAAGAAGAAACTTGATACTTGCACCAGAGCAACTGAGCAAGCCTTGAAGAAAAAGGACTACAAGGCAGTTGAAAAATCAATGAGAACCGCGTTTGTATTCATGAAGGCACATAGCGCTCTTAAAAAGCAGATTCCACAAAAACTGGTTATTCTAGCAGACAAGAACGCATGTAGCTGCTCTGTATGTGGAAACATCATAAATGATTGCTTTGCTTCCTATTGTTCAAAATGTGGACAGAAGATTGATCGGGAGGATTGTTAAATGTCTATTGCAAAAAGTGATGAAATCAAAAACCTTTTGGTTAGCAATAGTGAATTGATGGTTACGGCAGCATATCCACATACCTATTGCCGTGTAGTGCCCCTACAAACGGCATGTGAAATAGTCAACAACATTCTTGAAAACAGAGACATGCATAAAACAATTGCAGAAGAACCAGTCATCTGTGCATCAAACAAAAATGTATACGAATGGTATTGCCCGACATGTGGCACACGGTATGAATCAGAAGCAGGAGTTTGCGTACACTGTCCATACTGCGGACAGAAGATAGATTGGAGCGATTATGATTCTGAATGAAATTTTAAAGCTTATGAAATGCTTTCCTGGTAGCAGTATCAACAGCGATGGATACTTGCTCTTAAACAAGCAGCATTCTGGTTTTTCCGTAGCTGACATTGAGAGCGAAGAAGATCTTAAATGTAAATTGCTTGAATATGTGTCAAGGGACGCTTGCAAAACGATGGTTTATCAGCAACACGTAAGGAACGTAAGATTCTGGAATAGAACTCGAAAGGGTATAAACCAGTATTTGCAGACAAATTTCTCTGATGACGACATGCTTGATATATACCAGTACTTAGGCAACGGTATCAGGCACAAGCTCACCAAAGAATTTGTGCAGGGTGGATATGATCTAAAACTGATAAAGGAGGTACAAGATGGGTGAGATTAAGATTGGAACTCCTGTCTATCACGTAGAGGAATACCGATTAAGCAACTATGAGTTAAAGCAAAAAGGATTCGAAGGGTTCGACAACTACGGACTTGAAGTTGTTGAATCAATTGTTATAGCCGTGACAGACACACATTTTGATACGGTAACCAAAAAACGTGACATCGGAAGCAATACGAATAACATACATCATTGGGAGAGATTAGCGCTTGGAAGGGCAGTATTTCTGAGTAAAGAAGAAGCTGCGGAAGAAGCTGATAACCGTGCGCATAATATCCAGTTAGGATATCACTGCTCGAAGTTTAGCCAGCGCCCAATGTATAAGAATTGGCTGCACTGGCAAGATACGGCTAAGGCAAAGGCGCCTAAAAAGCAAACAGGTCATAGATCAAACTTTGTTGCAAAAAAAACTACACTTCCAGAGGAGCTTTACATTGCCTGGAGGGACGGAAAGTTAACTGGACCAGAAGGTGCAAAGAAGATAGGTGTTTGCGTTACGACTTTTGAAAGATATGCAAGAGAAGAACTTGCGAAGAGAGGTGATAGGCATACCGTCAAGACTGGTAATAAAGTACCACCAAAGCCTTTGCCACCAATGTTTGATGATTGTTTTGAACAATGGAAGCTCGGATTGCTCTCAGACGAAAAGGCAGCTAGACAATGTGGGATGTCGCATACAACATTTCGCAAGTATGCAAATATCCGTCTGAAAGAGATTGGAGAGCAGAGGAAGGGAATCCAGAGAGGAGTGATTCTTCCACCAAACTTTGCAGACGTATATCTGGAATGGGAGCAAGGGGACATTGGATGCAGCGAAGCCGCAAAGAAATGCGGTCTTGAATACTATACATTCAGATACTACGCAGAGAAAAGATACAATGAAAGGATGGACGCAGGAGTGTTCCAGTATTAAAAGAAAGAAGGGCTTCAAAGTGAAGAAAAATTGGCAAGTTTTACTGAATGAAAAGTTAATTGTACCTACGCTTGCTTTTGAACATAACATGACAGAAAAAGAAAGAAAAGATTTTCTCAAAGCTATGCGAACAATGCTTAAATTGAAGATTAAGCAGGAAATAAGACCAGAGGAAGAGCTTATGTATACTCTTACAAGGCAGAGGGAACTAGGCAGAAGAAAGAAAAGGATCAAACTTTAAAGAAAGAGGTGTTCCAGTTCTGATCAATATGCTTTTAGGCATAAAAAATCAAAGAGATATAGTGAAGAAAGGAAGATGTGAAAATGACACAGAAGGAGCTGAGAAAAAAGTACATGCAGATCATCAAGACCGAGGTATATCCGTGTAGCAGAGAAATGCAGGAGTTTTCAAAAAGAAGATGCGGCTACATTGTAGAGCTTACAGACGGTAAGATCATCAGATTATACAAGCCAAGAAAGCATGTTCCGTATGATTTCACTGAGATTATGGACAAAATTACCAGATTAACGTTGTGCCTTGAAGGCTTCTACGGGTGCAAGACATTTGTGCAGTATTTCACATCATCAGACGGTTGTGATCTGGTGCAAGAAGTTACATATTCTGGTGTAGAGCCAGAGTGGATGAAAGAAAAGGCAGCCAGAGGGCAAGAAAGAAATAATGAAGATATCCAGAGAATCATTGATGGCTATAAGTATCTACTGATGAAATACAAGGTTGGAGGTAAAAAGAAACGAAAGTAACCACCATTTTACACAAAATTGCAGAAGCAGTGTTGTTTAAAAATAAAAAAGATAAGTTTCCACCAGCCACCTTAAAAAGATAAAGCCAGATCACGTTGAAAAGCATATCAAATAAATTTAGGAGGTTCAGTATGAACAAAGTAATTTTAATCGGAAGATTAACCAAAGACCCAGAGGTTCGCTATACACAGGGTCAGGAGACAATGGCGGTAGCCAGATATACACTGGCTGTAGACAGAAACCGTAAGCAGGATAACGGTCAGAATGCAGACTTCATCAACTGCATCAGTTTCAAAAAAAATGCAGAGTTTGCTGAGAAATTTCTGCACAAAGGAACAAAGATTGCTGTTATTGGACGCATCCAGACAGGTAGCTACACAAATAAGGATGGTCAGAAGGTGTATACAACGGATGTAGTTGTGGATGAGCAGGAGTTTGTGGAAAGCAAGAAGAATACGCAGCCAGCTCCGGAACCGGCACCTGCAGGCGGATATGAAGGGTTTATGAATATTCCAGACGGTGTAGAAGATGAAGGACTTCCGTTTAACTAAAAAGAAGGGAGAGGTTTGAGATGATTATAATGATTCAGCGCAGAAAGCCCCGCCCGTTCGCAAGAACGCGCGTGGGA